CGAGATAATTGACAAATATCTTTCATGATACCTGTTTCTTCAATTAACTGTCTTGCATTAATAGGTTTCTTAAGAAATGCTGTAGCACCTACAGTAAATGCCAATAAACCAGTATCTTTATCATCTGAACCAGAAATAAATACTAGTGGTACATCCTGAAGAGCTTTATCAGCCCTGATCTGAAGTGCTACTTCAAATCCTGATGTTGGTGTCATATGTACATCAATAATTATCAACTGTGGCATGTATTGCTTAGCTAATGCCAAGGCTAAATCAGGATTTGTACAAATATGTGCTACATCCCCCTCATCTTCAAAAATACCTTTAAGGTATCTTGCTACAAACTCATCATCATCAATAATTAAAACGTTATACGGTTTACTGTTCATTTTTGGTATTACCTGTTGGGTTTTCTTTGTTAAACAAAGCAAATCGTGATACAGCTAATTCCGATTGCATCTTATATAAGATTTGTTCCATTACTTTAATAGAATCTTTCATTTCCTTTCTTTCTGCTGCGTCACGAGCTTTATCTTGCCAAAACCAAGCTTGTAATGCACCCAGCAGAAATAATAAGATTGTATTCATATCTACTTGCATGACCTGTCCTTATGTATTTTATGGGATTTTCAGTCTATGTAACTTTAACACAAGGCAGATCGCACGATAAGAAAAAGTAGCCCGAAGGCTACTTATTTTGGCTCAGTAGTTGCCCCGTCCAAACAACCGAACAACCTGATAACAGATCTCCGCTCGGATAGCATGAACCCCATAGGCCAGAGCTGTTTGATAGAATGCTTTATCCGCAAAGCTCTTAGTACGTACAGCGTTTTTATACAACCAGTCGTGTACGACAGCGGCTTCAAACAGAGAGCCTCCCGGAGAGGCTAGGAAGCGCAATCCTGAAGTAGTTACCCCATCACACACAAACCCTTTGGGGATCACCCCATAAGGCGTAATCCAATCTTCCAGTAACCGGTATTTACGTGGCCCAAGTCTTTCAGATCTGCACGGTGAATACGAACTTTGTTTCATAACCCATCCTTATTAAAATGAAAAAAGCTTAGTATGACTAAGCCTTTTCAATCTAACATGATGATATTTAAAAGGTAAACTGTTGCTGATAAATAGCATCGTATTTAGCTTCGCAGCTTAATCCTCGGTTTCTGGTGTCTGTAGCAACAATAGCCAAGTCTCTTGCTCTTTCGTTAGCGCGTCCAAACAATTCGGCATACAGTACAGCGGTAGTGGCTGTTGCCGCGAATTCTCTGTTAACTCCGGTATTCGTGGATATTTTGGACATTCCTTTATATTTGGTAATTTCTGCGCGCAACTTATCAATAACAGACTCGTTAGTATCAATGGCACTTTGTAAAGCCAAAATCTTGTGTTGATCGCTGTTGTCAATCTTTGTAAATTCATTTTGTGTCTTACTCTCAATTAATCGATACTTTTCTTGTAAATCACTAATCATTTTAGCTTGAGTAGCGATAGTTTCACTTTCTTTCTTTTCCCACTTATTATTAGCGTAGTCATAACCTAAATAACCTGAACCACTAATAAGTAGAACCAATAGAATAAACTTGATAGGTTCGATATATTCTTTCAACATAGTTCTGTGTTTCCTTTGCATGTTTACCAGTTATTTTAGGTAATACATCTGCTACTGGTTTCCATTCAGGCGGATTACCAACTAAAGCTTGTGCTTTAATGATGTGTCCTGCTCCTGCGTTATAACTTGCTACAGCTAACTTATGTCTTTCAATATCAGGTCTTGGTGATTTGAATATACGACGCATTTTAGCCATATAGTACGCACCTGCCATTAAATTAGTCTGTGGGTCATAAGGGTTATTATTAATACCGGATTCTTTACTAATTTGCATAAATGTACCCGGCATTACTTGAGATAACCCTTGCGCTCCTACAGGTGATTTTGCATTTGGGTTAAATGCACTTTCTGTATGTACTTGCGCTTTCCATAATAACCAATCAACTTCAGGCATATAAGTAGCCGCAGAAGCGGCTATCATCTTATCATACAGTGAATGTGCAACCGAGTACGTAGGCAGCACCAAGGAAATGCCCAGTAACAAGAATTGCATATGCAACAGGATGATTTTCAACTTTATCGATTGCAGCATAAATATCAATTCCTAATAATTTTGCACCAACTAACATACAACATAACAGCATTAATAAACCCATTGCTGCTGAAAACAGATCAGATAAAAGCATAATACCTTTATTCTGCAAAGCCATCATTAACATATCCATTAAACCACCTCTTCTGTATTTAAAAACATTTGTGCTTGTTCTTTTGAACTAAATTTGTAGTGATACACACTTTCATTAGGAACACCAAAAAATCCATGACTCGGTGAGTTAACTGTAATCAAAAACTCTTCAGCACTATCAATAGGCTGTAATGTATTTACATGCCACCCTTCTAACGCTAATGGTTCTTCTGGGTTTGTCATATCGTAGATTAAACCAATTTCACTAATATCCATACGCCACCTGTTGCAATGATTGGAAATAAAACATCAATAATACTATCTAAAGTCCAATGGTTTAATAAACCATAAGTCCCAGATACTTTAGTTGGGCCACCACCTTTGTATTCGTGTTGAGCCATTTCACGGAATACATACCCAGTACAAGCGGCAATACCGCCTGCTAATACCCCATGCTCAACATTAAAGCCGTGAACATAATATAAGTATGCTGCGAAAATAAGTTGTAATCCAACTGATACAACTGCGTGTGCAATACCTGTTTTAACCATCGGTTTCATAATTTCACCTGCTGTAACTCTGCTGCTGTTAATGCCCGTGGAATCATAGCAATTAGTTCAATGGTTCCGTTAATACTTTCTGCACCCGCAAAAGCTGGACCGGAATTACCAATACCCAATTGCGTTAAATTAACTGGAGCTGCACCAGATACATCGTTTAAAACAATTACACCATCTTCAGTTGATAAAAACTGGTTTTCTTTCCAACTAAATGCAAAAACAGTTCTTTGTCCGTTAGCTTTTGGTGCAGTGTTAACTTGAGCAACGTTAGTTCCTGCTGAGATAACTAAGTGTTGACTGCCTGCATCTGCATTATTTCTACGAATAACAACTCGGTTATTTGCAGTTCCATCAGTTAATGCAAATGCTGCTTGGTTGGTTCCAATTACGCCAGCTGGACCTTGGCAAACACAAATAATAGTTCCTTCTGTGTTTGCTGCAACAGTTCTACTTATAGTATCAACAGTTCTGCTTTGTGCAGTCGTTGTAGTTGGGATAATACTTGATGGAAACACTCCTGCTTCAACTTGAGCACCCCATAAAAACAAACCACTGTTTACAACACCCGGATAAATAGAACCTGAAAATGCGTCATTTAACCGTACAAAAGTTGGAGTTGATCCTGTCGCGTCAGCAGTTGCACAAACCCAAACACGAAACCAACCATTAGGCAGTTCTTGTATACCTACTGTTGCACCCGTGCCCCCAGCAGTGGCAGTTTTTGCAACCAAATCAACTGATACAAAACGTTCTGAAGTAAATGCACCAGTTCCACCAAAAGCAAGACGTAAACGATTCCGTTCGCTTGCTTTTACATGAACACTGAAACAATATCTCAAACCTACCGTATAACTGATATTTTGAAAAATATCATGAAATGTGTTTGTAGTTGTTGCTTCAAAAAACTTATCAGCTGTTAATGTGCCATCCGGTGCTGTAATTGTGTTTGATGTAACGTTGACATCTGCATCAGGCGACTGTGACCATGCTGCATTGGCAAAATCACTATTATGTAGAAATAAGTTAGTTCTTGCTTCTTCTACTTCTAAACCAAGACATAAACCAGTCAACGGATCATATGTAATACGAGGTATATTTGCAGCAGCTGTTGCAATACCTGTTGGAGCATCATACGTTGCATTACTTGCACGAGCAGTTGTAATTGCATCAGTAAGAACCTTTGTGGTTAAACCGTATTGTTCATACACTTTATGTTCATTGTTTGCAAAGTCTAGCCATAAAGTAGCCTTCTTTTTCAATGATTGCATGAATTGATTGTACTTTAAAACACCAGCATCGAAACCAATGTTATCTCGAATGGTTTGTTTTGCAGCGTCATTTAATTTACTGGATATGCCAGTAGCAACAATATTCGTCATAATAATTCCTTACTGAGTCAACAGGATTGCTTCGGCATCAGTCAATGCTCTTGGGATGATAGTTACCCGCTTATAAGTCAGGTTTGTTGTATTTGCGTTGGTGGCAGTTGTTTCCCAAGGTGCGGAACCAATTTTAAAACGTGCCATGTTTTGCGCAGGCCCAGTTGCTGCTGAACTTGCTGCAACCTTTACCCCATTCCGAAACGAAGCGTAGTCACCAGCTTTACAGCGCAAGGCAATACAGTTACGTTGGTTCGTTACTACACCACTGTTCAAAGTAGCCACAACTGCATTGTTATTACGAATATTCCATGTTGTATCAGCCGCATAAACACAGTCATTAAAAGTGTTGCCAGCACCACCGACAACAGTAAAATCATTTGTTCCGTTATCCGCTATATCAAACAATAAAGTGAATTCAGGTAAATTTACCCAACTATCAACAATATTATCAGTTGTTCTTGATTGTGTAGCTCCAACAGGTGTCGGGGTGTATGCGGTTGGAACCAGATTAAGCTCCAATTGAGGCGTTTCGTGAATCACTGTACCCGTTGCGTTACCTGTGCAACCCAGCCCCACATAAACACCATAAGTCCCACCAACGGCACCAGTTGTAAAAGTTATACTGTAAACACCCGGCCCAGTAACGCTTGATCCGGCAAGTGTAGTTACTCCGGTAGGTGTATCGCCGCTTTCACCTAAAACGCGCAGTACATTGCCGTCAGCAATTGTACCAGCAGCAAAATAAACACTAAACACATACGTTTGCAACGGAGCCAAAGTTACTGCTCTGTAATAAGCTTCCCTTTGTAAATTGCCAGTGTGCTTAATTCTTGTTGCACCTGCATATCGGGAGCTGGCTTCAGTTGTTGTAATTCCACTGTTTGAGAATATTGCCCATCCAGTAGCAGCAGTTTCTCCATTTGCACCAACAAACTGTGAGTTCAATAGCAGGTTAGTATTTTGTGGAGTAACACGTAAACCAAGTCGATCACCATTTACAGGATTATAAGCAATTACTGGCTCATTAATATCATATGTCACTAAACCGTATGGATGTTCAGCAGTAGAAGCTGTTGAACGATTAAAAGTAAACAAATCATTTAAAGGTAACTGAGTTAAATACCTATCTTGGTATTTCTTGTAAATACCTGTAAAAAAATCATAATCTACAGTTGCACGACTAAGAATATTTGCAAGTATATCTTGATCAGCTTTAGTTCTTACACCCAATAGTGTATTTAACGCTGTTGCGTTAGCAGTTGCGCTCACACTACGACCAAATGCAGACAAGTCATAAGTAGCAAATGTATCTGCACTAGTTGAGTAAATACCTTTATCTGCTGCTGTAACTAACCCAGCAATAGCTGTTAATGTTGCATCTGCTGTCTGAAATGCAGTGGATGCTTGTGTTGCAGCACTACCAAGACCTAAAGTACTTCTTGCAGCAGCAGCATCCAAATCATCAATTAATGATCGACCAAATGTAGTAATAGTTCCTGCTACTGCTACATCTGAATTAGTAAAATAAATATACCGATCAGCTGCTGTAGTAACCCCAGCCATCGCAGTTAATGTAGCATCTACCGGTTGAGCACCGATCTCAGCCAATGTCCATGTAACTGCCGCACTACCATCTACACTTTTACCTGTTGAACCAATAGTAAAAGTTCTTGCGCTGATCCAAGCAGATGACTTGTTATCGTTTCTACCAGTACCACCCAAACTAACCGGTAATATACCACTTGTTATTTTACCTGCATCCAAAGCAGGAATATCTGCTGCTACTAATGAGGTAAATGACCAAACACCCGCAGCTGTCTTTTTAAAGATACCAGTACCAGCAGAAGCAATACCATTACTGTAATCAGTCAAAGTAGCTGGAATATTACCTAAATCGCTATAGTTAATTACAATATTAGCAGTTAAGTCCTTACCATTAATAGTACGTGTTTTTGGTACGAAGTTCTGTTCTAAATTATCAAAATCTTCAGCTAACTCCAATAAAGCAGGTAAGTTATCTGCAACTGTCTTAACCACATCATAGGCTGTACCAATCTGGGAATCTACAGCACCATCATCTGGTATTGAAGGTTTCATGCCCATCCTTTACGCTCCAAATTTATATTGTTTGTGTTATCTGAAGCTTTTACACCGTAATTCATTGCAGTAGCTACAGCTTCTTTGTACTTGCGCTCAAACACCATACTTTCGTTCTTAGCTTCTAAAGAATCTTTACCCATTACTACTTGTGCTGCTACAAACATAGTCAATGCTTGTAATAACGAGTTAGGTAAATATACTTCTTGTTCTAACAGGTTATCTCCTGTCTTACGAAGTTCTACAACACCAGCGCTATATATGATACATAAAGTGTTTTGTCCATTAGGTCTAGGCACCTGTATACTGGTAAGGCTAGGCGTATACAAACTATCTGGATCATTATCATCATTTAAGGATAACTTATTACCTAATTCATCATAAACAGCTTCGATACGTAAAATATCCCCATTAAAAGGATTATCTACACTGTCTTTGATATACTTATACGTTGCTGTTGAAGTTGTATTAGTAACAGCGTATTTAACGTCCAGCTCATAAACCTTAATATGATCTTCTTGCTTTAAGAAGGTTTCACGTTGTTTTAGGTCAAATAACTGGGATAACTCAATTAAACCAAGTTCAATTGCGCTAATTAGTGCGGGATAGTTGTAAGAAGTAACACCCATTGAAGTGTTACCTCCTAAATTGATTTTACTTAAAACACCGTGTTCTAAGTGCTCGATTATTCGTCTTATTTTCATGGGGCTAACCTCGTTGATCAACCCCTTAAGTATACACTAACCCAAATAGGAGCCAATACGATAAGACACTTCTTCCTCCTGAATTTCCCAAATATCGGTATCACCATTCTTGTTCATCTGTACCTCATCAGACGGCAACCATACTTGCATCAACCCTAACTGAGAAATGGTGTCAATAAAGTCATCATGAGCTGATTTAAATCCAGAAGGTGAAGCTAATTCAAGTTCTGTCATTGCTTCTACCATTGTTGGATCATTTTTCATTTCAGCAGGAAAGAAAAATAATTTCTGTTTAAACCACGGCACAACTACGTTAAATCGTTCCATTTTATTCGTTGTTGGTTTAATACCCGGATTACTATTGTTATTTCCTGAAGCCAATGTAAAAAAGATATTCCGTGTTACCATTTCTTTTTGGATCCAAGGAATAAAACCACCTTGTTGTCCTGATACTTCAACACCAACGCCCATAGGCTTATATTTTTGAGCCAATGAAAAAAGATCATCTAAGTTCTTGTCCATAAGCTGTCTTTTAGCAATACCGTCTATCCAAAAGAATCTACCACTACTATTAACAGCCCAAACAGAAATAACACTTAAGTCTGCTGCTTCTTTCTCTGAAGTTGCAAAGTCAGTAGTTATATAATAGTTAAACACACCTTTGTTAGCCATAAGTGCTACTTTAGAGTACCACTGTATATCTGCATCTAATATTAATCTATCTTCATCACTCATGATTCGTAGCATCAACTCTTGGTTAAATGTATCCACCTTACCTGACTTTACAGCTTTAGTGTACTGCTTTAACACGTAATCGTAATCAAAGCGATCAGGCCAAGAACCTTTAAAGTCTTTTCTATCACATGGAAACTTCTCACACACAGGATATACGTTAACAGCCCACGCTCCTGACTCAACAGCCTTATATAAAGGGTCACGCATATTAAACGGCGTACCAGACCAGATAATCTTACGTTTAGTTGGGTGTAATGCATAGTCAACAGCTTTATATACAGTATCTTCAATACTAGATATTACTGTTGCACTTCGTGCATCCTCATCCGATACTAAGTCATCAAGTACTGCTAACTGTGGACGTTTACCCATTGATTTGGAACCCCGTACCCCAGTCTTAGCACCATACCCTTTAACTACAAATCTTTTACCCTCTGCATTAGTAAACTGCCACTCAATGTCAGTAAACTTAGCTTCTGGCACCATCTGTTGCAAGAATTTAGAGTTTTCCCAACGAAACTCCAAGTTCTTACGCATATTCTTCACACCGTTATCAATACTGTCAGAAACATAAATAGCAAAGTCAACAGTACCAAAATTAGGTAGCTCTCCAAAGCAAGCCAGATAAAGGAACATATATTCACCGAATACAGTCGTTTTAGCAGCCCCACGGTGAATCATATTCAGAATAGCACTCTCACCTGTACCAATCTGATCCAACATTCTAAGATGTAGCACAGGTGTTTTGTTCTCTTCTCCAGCCCCACCATTAACTAACTTAATAAACGTTACAAAGTGTAGTGCAAACTCAGTAGGTACATAATTAGGATCAATTGAGTAATCTGTAGCATTTAAGTAATCTATTACCTTCTTACTCATTCTACTTCCTCACAAGATCCATTAATAATCTTTTCCTGTGCAATATCATGAGCAGTCTGAGAACCAGACATAATACTAGTACGTTGTGCTGCAACTAACTCTTGAATAGTCTTATTCAACTCACTGATCACACCACCAGTATTATTGCCAATATCAATCTCCATCTTAACTGTTTCAGGTCTTTTAAGATGAGTTAATAAACTATTAGCTGCATCAGACTTAACTTTGTCACTAGCACTGTTAAGCATCAAGTCTACTTGAACATTAATAGCTTGTTGGAAATGATGAGCATTAAGAACATGAGTAGGAATTAAAGTTTGTTCCCAGATTCTATTTACTAACTCATTACTATTATAGTTAGCAACATAAGAACTTATCTGTTTAGGTGACTTATCCATATCAAGTAAACGTTGATACCGATCAGGAAACACTTTAGCGTAAGATTCTGTATTATTAAAACCAATAAGCTTAAAACTAACATAATGTACAGCATTAATGTAATCAGTAATCTTATACTTACCAGTACTTAATATTTTGACATAATTAAGCATATTATCTTTAAAGTGATCCATCATATCTGGATCATGAATAATATCATTGATATTATCTAATACTTGTTGACTTACACCTTGAACTAAGTGTTTAGGTAAAGCATCACGTAGTTCATCAGCTGTCATTAACTCTATATGGGTAGATACACTAGTATTCATATACAACTCCTGTTTATTTATAGGGAGGATAGATGAACCTTAGTCTTAATGCAACATTAAGGTTTCACCTCTCCCGTCTTTTATGCTCCGCTATGCTTCGCATAAGACTTCGAGGTGAAACCTTTTGATTATTAGGTATTAAGTATTACAAGATAGAGGGAATTAAAATTAATAATAGGTAAAGTGAACATATAGGGAGGATAGATATTTTTAATATTTTAAGTCGGGTTTTTATGAAAAATGTTATATTAGTACAAAGGTATTACTTACCATTCTAACAACCAAAAGCGGAATATCCCCCCCGGTCAATTACTGGAATTGAGATTTCTCAACACCCACCCCACCTCATACCTATCCTATCCCTCACCATCCTCACTGTATCAAGCTGTGCTGCATCATCTACCCTTCTCCCTTGTCATGGTACTGCTCTCACCTCACCATTGCTCTATGGCTCTCCTATGCTCTCATAGCTCTATGTACCCTATGGACATGGTATACGCCTTCGGCGGTGTGATGGATATACGACGGTATGTCTATAACTCAATCTAATTAGGAAATCCTATGAATATCTTTAAAGCTGTTGGTACTGTAATCAATGCTGTTGTGTCTGTAACTGTTCGTACTCTCAAATCAGTAGAGAACGTTGTAGAAGTTGTAGAGATGACAACTGAATCATTGGTTGTAGAAACTAAACTGGAACAAGAGGAAACTCTTGCTACAGGTAAAGCTCGTTTAGCTGCTTTACAGAAGAAATTAGCTAAGGAAGCTGAAGAAGCTGATAAAGAGTAATTACCAAGGGTATTAGAGTAATCTAGTACCCTTTAATAATCACTCTAAGGAATAGTAATGGAACCATTAATAGCTGCTATATCAGAGGTAATCTTTACAGTAGTAATACTAGCTGTAGGTTATTTATTAGTAGGTAAAGAGTCTTAATTGACTCTTTATTTATTTATACACATAAGAGCAATACACACAATACACAAGAGAACTAAGATAGATAGATAAGTAAGATTATACTTATTCTTATTTATATATATATAGTTATTTATATATCTATATTCCCTGTTCTCTTAAGAACGGAGTGTATATATAGATATTAGTATTGTCAAGTAAATTTATTAATATTTATCTAGAGTTAATATCAACTAGTTAGTGAGTAATAGTGCATATACGTAAGAGATATGAGTATTTCCTAGTGAAAGTACTAATCTAACCTGCTTTTAGTTGATTAAGTGTTGTTTACCTCTAATCTAACCTGTATTTCATCATTTCTATCTCTATCTCTCTCATTTTCCCTTAATCAATTCCACACCTTATCTATCCCCTTAACCTACCCTTTATCCTCAATACACCGTTAACATATTGCTAATATCAACACATTCTAATGTTTGAGTATATTGCTCCTTCGGAGCATTAATGGATTATTAATCAATAATTATCACCATGACCGCCTACGGCGTTCTAATGGTGAATGTAATTACTTAACTGTTCTTGGGAGAACATACAATGAACAAAGGCGATAAAGTTAGAGTTATTCTTTTGAATGACGGTAATTATAGCAACTTAGGGAATGTTAAGTTCCCTACTGAACCCATCGATGGTATTTACTTCGATGAAAGTGTAATAGATATACATGGTAGTGTATTGCGTTCATTACCTTTTAGTAATTGGTTTAATTCCCTTGACTCAGATTATTTAGGTACTGGTTTTGGGTTTTACATTGGTAAAGAAGCAATTATCGTTAACTCTGAGGAATAAATCATGAAATTACCTACTATCACTTCATTCTTACCTAATTCAATTGGTGAATTAGATAAATGCATAAGTGCAGATGCTGTAGCAGCTATTCGTTATGCTTTAGACCAAACAAACTGTCAGTATATTGCTGGTGAATTATATATTGCCAATGAAATGGGTAATAAATATGGTATTTGTGGTGTATTTGCTCATCACATAGATAAGTATCTTGAGTGTTTTGATGATCGAGTTGACTTACGTAAGAAGTATGTGTGTAACCGTATTCATCGTATATTCGATGAAATGGTTGCTACATGGCCTAACTGTTACACCAATCATTTTACTGGTGTTGAAGACACCACATTTCCTGTAGGTGGCTCTACTGAGTACTTTGATGAACGCAATAACAATACATTATGGATTAACCCTAAGCGTATTGAGTTACTTAACTACTTAATTGAGGTAGCTAACAATGAATAGTGTCAATAAACGTATCTTATTGGATACATTACGTCATATTCGTGATGTTGGTGCTCCAATAAGAACTGATGGTATTTGTTACAATGTAAGTCGATTAACAAGACCTTTAATGAAAGTAAACTATCAACTACTTAAAGCTTTAGATTGTTTAATGCGTAAATGGCCTAACAAACACCCATCTGTATATTATCCTATAGGTGGTGTTGATGAATACAATTATGAATTAATAAACGATACGATATGGCGTAATCCACGCCGTATCGAGTTACTTAACTGGTTAATAACTCAACTGGAGAACGAATAATGTATAACATAGCTAAACGTAATTTGTTAACTGCTCTTATGAGCATTCGTGATAATGGTGCTGTTGTTCGTGATGAGGGTATCTGCCACAACATTAAACTTTTATTACTAGGAGCTAACCGCAAATACCTCCTACATTCAATGGATTATTTACATCAGTTAATGATGGAATGGCCTAAGAAGTTTTCTTGGTTATTTCCTGTTGGTGGTATTATTGAATACGATAAAGATAATTTTAACAACACTATGTGGACTAATCCTAAACGTATTGAGTTGTTAAACTGGTTAATCATGAGGTTAGAAAATGAATAAGGAAGTCTTACAGCTGTTATTGACTATTCTGCTTGAGCTTAAAGCAGATGTGTTGAAGTTACATAAAAATGAACCAACAAAGTATAACTTACTTAATGCTGCCGGTATCTGTAGATTTATTAGTTATTACTTAGACGATAACAATCACATTAATCCTGAAATTAACTATTTATTTAAATCTATTTGTGGAATTTGGCCTAACTGTCGTCTTGATCTTGAAGGTAACAAAGACACTATTAATTGTGTTGTACCGTATGAACGTTATTACGATGAGTTCATGAATAAGACTCAGTGGACTAACCTTCGTAGGTTAGAGCTGCTGGAGTTCTCAATTAAATACTTGGAGGATAAGTTAAATGAACCTAATTAAGAAGTTTGTACGTTGTGTAAAGTCTATCTATTGGACACGTAAGCTGGCTAAATCAGATAAAGGTCAGCTATGGTCTGACTTGGTGCGAATTAGACATAACATGATTGAGTATCGTTATACTGATAAACCAAAGTATAAAGGTGATTTCTATCCACAATTTGGTATATGTCTCAACTTAAGCACCTTAAGTAATGGTAAGGTATTACGTAAGATATACGCTAATTGGCCCGATGTTCATCTAAATAGACATGGTAAGCCTGATCTGATGTTCCCTGTCGGTGGATACCCTGAGTACGATCAAGAGAAGAGTAACGGTAAGCTGTGGTATAACCAGAAGCGTTATATGCTGTTGCATTGGCTTATCGAAGAACTGAATAAACAATTAACCGAAGAATTGGAGAGCAAACTTGTCTAAACCAAGCTTAGAAGACTTCAGTGGTCAACTGATTTATCGGTTGGGTATGTATGAGCATTTACTGATGACACAAGATGTTATTGCCAATAACTTCGTTGAGCATATCAATGAATATAGTGGTAAAAACATGTTTGATACCGGTAATGATCTGCTGCACTTTGTGTCTCAGGAAATTATGGGTATCTGTAAAGTAATGCTTCAGATGTACTCAAAAGAACAATTAGGTGATTTACACCAATTAATTCTTGACACACTGGCAGATATAAACAATAATTCACTCAACAACGCAACAATCCATCAAACAGATGGTAAGGTACACTAAAATGGATATCGATGACGTATATGAAACTACTGATGCAGAAGACTTCTCTGAACAGTATGATTTCTCATATCCTACCTATAGCGTAGGTGTCACACTTGATTAAGTAGCATTACACTAGCCGAGGTTATCTCGGTTGGTGTTTTTGCGCCTTCGGCGTATGTATGGCAATTGTGCCGTATATACTCTTGGAGAGTTAATCATGTCTTTAGTCAAAGCCCCAAAAACCGCTTCAAAAACAACTCCTGCTACAACTCAGCCAAAAGCTGATGGTTGGTGTAATCTGAGCATCACCGATGCTGTTGGTAACGATCACCGCTTTAAGAAAGGTGTTGCGCTGTTCGATGAAGAACAAATTCACCGTTCTATGCTGAATAAGCTTCGTGCTGCACAAGAAGCAGCGGCAGCAGCCGGTGAAGAGATCCCAACCACAATGACATTCGTTCTGAACGCAACAGTGTCACTGGCTAAGCCAGAAGAGGAAACATCAAAAGATATTCCTCTGTAATCACAATTGGCTACCTTCGGGTAGCCTTTGTTTTTTCCTGTTCATTTACTCCGTAGACAGTTCCTTTTCATCGTAAACCCTGTTACTCCTTCGGAGTATGTAGGGTTTAACACCGTGGGAGAACGTATAGTGAACCTTTTACGCTTAAAACAGATGACTTATGAAGATAAGTTCAGTCGCAAGAACATTCGTGCTTGGATAAAAGCAGAGCTTAGTGAGACTCCTGAAATCATGGATGTCATTACAAGCGCTCAGGAAGCTGTAAGACAGTGGATGAACGTAACCCGACTCATGGCATACCCTAGCAAACAAGAACGCATTGGAAGGCTTCTGGAGAGCAATCCTGATGACCTTGTGTTTGATATCATGCTGGAGGTATGTGCCCAAGGGTTTGGATCGTATCAGGCTATTGCCGGTAAACTATCGAACCAATTAAATAATATGGATACTTTCGATGCTGTGAAGACAGTTGCAGAAGTTATGGCAGTTATGTGTGAAGATGATTGCTTTGATGTTGTTGTTGCAGCTGAAAGCGATACTGGTGTAATGATGGTACAAAGTCACTGGGAATTGCCTGAATCTGTATTACAGAAGATTGCAGATACCCAGTATTTACCACCAATGGTATGTAAACCATTTAAAGTCAGTGAGAATTACACTTATCACACTATGACTGAAATGGGTTCATTAATATTGGGTAATAGTGTAAATCATCACAATAAACCATTAGCTTATGATGCAATTAACATTGCTTCTGCTATTCCGTTATCGTTAGATGAATATATCTTAGGTTTTAGTGAACAACCAAATAAAGAGTTAGATACGCAAGATAAAGTAAATGCATTTAATAGAATGCAGATTGCTTCATCTAAAGTGTATCAATTCTTATTAGATAATGACAATAGATTCTATTTACGTTGGGAATATGACAAACGTGGTAGAAAATACAGTCAAGGTTATCATGTCAACATTCAATCAACTGACTATAAGAAAGCTTTAATTAGCTTTGCTGATAAGGAACTGTTATGAAACGTTTACATAAAAAACAATTAGGTAGTAGATGTTCATGGTGTAATGATAAAGCAGTATATCGTGAAGATTGCTTTAATCATAAAAAATATGCATGTGAGTCTCATAAACAGTTATTAGCTAAACATGAACATAAGCAAAACATCAGTGAAGAACACTTAACTGAAGCTGATTATCAAACATGGAGTAAATTATGAAGTTTGAAGATTTATCTATACCAAATCAGAATAAAGTAATGGCTAAAGCAAAGGTAGATTATCCTTCTGCGTTTAAAAGACAACCAAGGCAAACACCTAATCAGAAACAATATCAGTTATGGTTACGTAAGACTGCATTACAATCAACCATTGATGAAATGAAAGAAGAGCTGGTTTAACCGGCTCTTTGTTTATTAAGGAACCAATAAATGAAACAATTCTCTTCAGAAGATTACATTAAGATTGCTATTGCTAATACTTATGGTCTTGATCGTTTAGATTGGAATAAACGAATAGTATGGGTTAACAATGTAATTCATACTTTTAAACAAGGACAACCAAATAATGTAAATGGTACTATCAGTGCTATTTATGAGTTAGAGTCAACAAATGCAGTTAATGCAAAAGAACCAATGATGTTTCGTAAGGCTTGTCAGGCTTTACGTGATTTCTATGATAATAACCCATCTGGTTACTTTATGATGCTTGATGCTACTGCTTCAGGCTTACAAATACTTGCTTGTCTCATTGGTTGTCATGACACTGCACGTAACACTAATTTACTTGGTGGTTCTCGTGTAGATGTATATGAAATGGTTGCTAAAGGTATGTCTGAGTACCTTGGTGATACTGTTAGTCGTGAAGACGTTAAAAAGCCCGTTATGGTCAATTTTTATGGTTCTAAAGCACAACCAAAAGCATTATTCGGTGAGGATACTCCTGAATTAAATGCTTTCTATGACATTCTGGACAAAGAATTAGGGGGTGCTGTAGAGGCTATGAATGACATTCAGAGCTGTTGGAACCCTAATGTACTGGTTCATGAATGGACGCTGCCAGATGGCCATACAGCTTACGTACCGGTGCTTGAAGCGGTAGATAAGAAGATTGAGATCGATGAGCTGGAACACTGCTCATTCACTCACAGAGCCTATATCAATAAGGAAAGTACATACGGTATTAGCTTGGCTGCTAACGTTGTGCATAGCATCGATGGATTCATTGTACGTGAGATGACCCGGAGATGTGCTGTAGATGGTATGGAGTCAATTCATCGTTTACGTTGTTACCTTTCTATTAAAGGTATTGAACCAAATGAATTCATGCTTCCACCCATGTTTATTAGTCATGTTGACTTGGTAAACTGGACACCGGAGGTTATTGATGGCTTAGATCACCAGTACCTTGTATACATCATGGCTCGCTGTGAACAGTTGTTAAACCGTCCTGCGTTTGAACTGATCACCATTCATGATTGCTTTGGTGCTCGTCCAAAACATATGAATACTGCTCGTTCCACTTATATACGTATTCTGTCTGAAATCGCTGCTAGTGATATGTTATCTCATATTCTCAGTGAAATTACTGGTCAAGAAATAACCGTAGTAAAAAGAAGTGATGATTTAGCTTTGGAGATATTGACAAAAGCAGAATATCCATTGTCATAGGTAATTGTTAATAATTTGCTGATTATGGGTGCCTACGGCACCTGTAATTGGCATTATTTTTTATACTAGGACACTTCTATAGAAGTTCTCCCCTTAATCTCAAAGAAGTCAAAAAGTGAATTTTTGGCTTAATGTAGTCTTAACTCTAAAGCAAGATAGCGTCTGTGTTTTAGGAACAAGTACCTTAAACCAAGGATTTAAATTTAATATGACTATTTTATGTGAATACACGGCAGATAAAAAACTAATCTTACATACTTTAATTAAAATTAAAGAACATTACTCAAAAAACTATAAAACAAAGGGTAATGGTATCTGTAGTTATTTTGGTGAAGCTTCAGCTAAGTATATTAAAAGTAAGTTTGAATTTTGGCCTAAATTCTCAGGTGTTATTAATTTCCCAGTACCATCAACTAAAACTAACACACCTGCATCCAGTGCATTTTATAACTTCCATAAATGGAATATTAAAACCCAATATGGTCGTGATCGTAGAGAGTTATTAGACTTTCTAATTGAACAAGTTAAAAAGGATATTGATAATGAGCAAAAACACAATCTCTGATACACTAATAGACCTTGTTGTTAAATCTGAATATTCTGGTTTAACCGGTAAAACAAGATTTCGTACTAACTTCTTTGGTAAGTTAATACTTCAGGTTGAGTATTCATATGTTGATTATCATTCAGATTCATCAACTACTCGTGTTAACTGGCGTGATGCTAAAGTAGAAGATTTAACGTTACTTGAACCAAAGTAAATAAGGATTACCTATGGCTAAACAAGATTTACGTAGAAGAACAAAGCACGTTGAATACTTGATGCGTAACTTAGCTATTGGGTTTGTGTTAGGACAGAATGATGGTAAATGTGTAATTATTAATTTCCGTACCCTCAAGATAGTCCCGGTAACACAAAAACTGTATAAAGATCTAAGAGAGTTACCGTTCCATTACTTAATGCACTATGGTGTATTTGGTATGAAAAATAAGGACTCTAGCCGTGGTTACATGGATTTAAAAGTTGAATACATTGGTACTCGTTGTTTACAGAGTGATCTTGCTGCTAAGTTCAATGAACGTCATCAAGAAATGTTGAAAACGTTTAATAAAGAGCGGTTTATCACCGCAGGATGGTTCACAACTATAGTAGATGTGGATTTAACAGAAGAGCATATTGCTCGTGTATTTGAAGCTTTAGGAGCTTGGAATGTCCCTGATCAACACAATGAAGAATGCAACACAAGTAACGATCCAACAAGTTAAAGAACTGTTGGTATTACAAGATCAATTCAACACACAAGTTAATCCTGATTGGAAAACAGCAGGACAAGACTGGGAAACAGCAGTACTATGTGAATCTGCTGAAATGATGGAATCTTATGGTTATAAATGGTGGAAGAAACAAACACCAGATATGAATAATGTTCGTTTAGAACTTATTGATATTTACCATTTTCTTACTTCTTTTGTAATTGAAAAAGACAAAGAATTAGATTTAGACAAGTTAGCTCAAAGCATTGTTAAAGCAATGAGTTATGCTGGTGAAACAGAAGAAAAACCTAAATTTGCCGCAGCAAATTACAGTATGCTTTATTATATGGTAACTGAGCAACCTACACCTATGTTTATGTGTTTTGCTAGCTTGTGTGAGCAAGCTGAACTGTCATGGGAAGATCTGTACAAAGGTTATATTGCAAAGAATGCATTAAATGCTTTCCGTGCAAATAACGGCTATAAGCAAGGTACTTATCAAAAGATCTGGGAATCTGATGCTGAAGGTGATAAAGAAGATAACTACTTCTTAATGAACTTCATTGATAACTTGGATATGGCTAATACATCTAATGTATATGGATTAGTGTATGATTACCTTACAAGTGCCTACTCCACTGTGCAAAAATAATTACTTGTTGCTCCCTGTTAATACAGGGAGAAAAACGTATACTGTTACAGGCAATAACCTAAATTCACATACTAGAATACCAATATACTATTTAGGTGATATTGATTCTGATATGTTATTGGTTCCTGTATATGAACATGCGGGTTTAGTAATATGTGTAGATATTAACAACAGAATTAGAAAACTTGTTGAAAACATAACTTATTTTCAGCATACAGTTTTATTGTTTTCAACTAATGATTTAATTGCTTTATCCACACATCCTGTTGCACAGGATGAAATATTAGTATTTCAGGAGTAAATTAATGAAACCTTTTGAAAAAAGTACAATGTACACTATTAATGTAGATGATGTAGATTATTTACATGAATTAGGTTATGTGGTTATACCACAACCTGAAGTAACTTATAAGTTATCTTCAGAATCTGAACACGACTATGCTTTGTATTTAGTTGGTAACGACAAATGGAAACACAGTAGTAATATTACTAATAAGTTATTACTAAGTATTGTTGAAGCATTGAATTTACGTGAAGTTACTGAACCAAAAGTAAAAGAATATCCTTTTGTTGTTGGTACTGAATCACCTAAAAAAGAAGACACTAGTCTTTACCTTACTGGTTCAGGTATGAAAACACATTTTAATATTGATCCAAGAATCGAACCAGTACCAGAACAATCTGGTTTTGCTTGTGATTACTACCGTGTTGGTGTTACTCATCCTATAACTGAGACACAAGTTCCATATATTGCAGAGTGTGGTGATATTATGGAATCTTTAAATATGACATATGCTGAAGCCAATGCTTTTAAAGCTATTTGGCGTACAGCTGCTGCTCGTACTCTTGGTTTAGAGAAATCTGGTAACACTTCATTACGTGATGCAGAAAAGATTAAGTTTTTTGGTCATCGACACTACTTACGTGAATCAGTTAATGCAAATAACACTGATGATCGTATTGTACGTAAAAACAAATAAGCACCTCCGGCGCTTGTAATTGGAGAATAAAATGACACAAATCTTGAATAAGATTGTCTTTTGTAAAGGCTTCATGGCTAATATTAATTTAGTTGACTCTGGTGCTACAACACCATTAGTAAGACAACTATTAATACAAGCTACAGGCATTGTAAAAGATGATTTTGAAGTAGTTAATGCAACTACTCATAGTTTAGATGGTAAACCAATTACTTTAAGTATGTTGGTTCCTGTAGCAAATGTACCTTCGTTTATTGAAGACTTTACTGAAGCAACAGCTAAAGAAATCACAACAAAGTACTGTGTATTAACCTTAGATCAAATCAATCAGTTAATTGATTTAGATTTACCATACGTAGGAGTGGAATGATGTTTGAATATATGATGATTGCTTTATTGTCAGTATTGACAATTAGTTTAGCTTTACTAATTGAAAAAGAAAAACGTACTAAGCTTGATTTAATTATCGAGTTAGAAAACAGTAAAGAGACTACTAACTCTCTTTATAAAGAGTACAACGACAGAGTTAAATCTCTTAATCAAATGATCAGAGATAACAGTGATATACATCAATCAACGTTAAATCGTCTTGAAGATTCACGTAATGAAGTAAACCATTACAAAAATATGGCTGATGCTAATCAAAAAGCAAATGACATTCTTCAAACCAGAATTAACGTGTATATTGAAGATAATACACAGTTAGTAACTAAAGTTAATACTTTATCTGAACAACTGTTATTTGCTACTGGTGCCAAAGAAGCTGATAAGCCTCAGACAGATCCTGTGGCTGACTCAAAATCACAAGGCACTGTAACAGTGTCTGATGGCCGTGTAACCGTTGCTCGTAAGCCACGCAGGCCAAGAGCACGGGGCAATAAACAATCGCTGTAAATCAATTCTGGACAGCTTATAGCCCTACATATATAGTGCAGGGGTCAGGGAACTGACGCTGTTGATGTGTCCTTGTTTTGACCGGTAGAAATACCGGTCTTTTTTAACACTATAGGGGGTGTAATGTGTGAAGAATATTGGGATTAACTTGTGTTGGTGGCGGTGGCAGTAATGTCAGCTACAATGAAGGTTGTTTAGACTAATTTTATTAAAACCCAGGAATATTAGCAAATGAAACAACATCGACTGATTTAGCCTACTACTGGCATCGTAAGTAGTAAGTCCATTATGAAATTAACTGTTTTGGTGTACATACAGCTTGTTAAAAAACTCAACCTTGGTTACTGGTTTAAATAACCCAGAAATACTTATACTAGGTTTTTAGGTATTTCTGTCTGGTGTTTACATCTTAAATCATTGTGTACTTGTTCTCATGCCTAGAGATAAGTGGTGATGTAAACATCAGACAGAAGTATCAAGGTGCTTCATGTGTAACATCGCCATGCGCGATAAAGATGGTGTCCCAGCAGATGATGGTAATCCACGCCTTGTAACGGGAAGCTGAAGCCTTTGCTGACAGTAAAGGACGTTGATAAGCGGTAATAATGTCTGCAACTGATGGTTGTCAACCTCTAAGACGATTGAATCAGTACGGTTAATAATGCTACTTCATTATTAACGCTGGATAACGTAACCAGCAACTTTAGTTTATTGGTTTGGTGTTTTAGATGCGTGGACGGGAAGCGTTCGATTCGCCTGAGCCTTGGTGGCCTGTAAGCGAGTTTAAAGCATCAAACCAATGAGCTGAATGCGCAGGTCATGCTGTTAAGCAAACCCGAAGCCTTTCCGGTTTGGTGCTATCGCAGAGATAGCCAGCTCATTGCCTATTATGGAACCTTTATGGTTCCTTTTTGTTTTTAAGGAATCCATAAATGACAACACAAGAATTAATTGAATTAGCTGTACATGAACATAAGGGTTTATGGTCTAATGTAACCATACACACCTCAGAGAAAGAAGTTTTATTAATTTGTACTAAATCTGTAGAAGATTACCAAATAAATGATTTTGTCTTTGGTAGTACTGCTTATGACAAAGAATACTTTAGTTTAGTCTGTGATCGTAACATCTTTGAATTTACTGCTAAAGAATTAGGTTATATCGACGGTTATCGTTGGGGTATTCGCTATAATTACAATGGTACAAAACCAAATATTAAACCAAAAATTAAAATTGAATGGTGGGATGGTTTTACATCTGCTGAATGTTGGTTTCATCAACTTAATTGGGAAGGTGTTACTTCTTTTAAAATTATTGATCCGAAGTATCAACCTAGAGATGTTAGTTATCTCGGTAATCCGAATCAACATTCTAAAAAAAGTATAAAAACAAACTTAAAAAAATTACTTGATCTTGTTTCTAACTTAACAGAAGAAGAGTTTGATTTTATTTTAAGTGAAAACAATATTCACTTAGAAAAAGTTATTAGTGATTACTTAAAAACAAAAGAAGAAGAGAAACAAAAATCTTTGTTAGTTAATAAAGCCTGTATTGTTATTCATGAATGGCAAATTAATGATAATAGTAATATTGCTAATTTAGCCAAAATGCTTTATAAAGCAGGTCTTCTACAATTACCAAAGGAATAGTTATGCAATTAGGTGATAAAGTAAAAGTACCTCATGGTGAGGGTTATATCACTGGTTTTGAATACATGGGTAATAGAACTACATACATTGATAGTGCATATGATCCATTAACTTGTTTACGTGTACAAGTAAAATTAACTTTATCTAATTGGATCTTTAAAAATGAAAAGTTTTACTACTGTACACCTAATGAAATTGAACCAATAAATTAAGTACCAGTTCAACGCCCTAGCTGACATCTTACTGTCGTAAACAGAGTTATCTATAGTTAAGGGGTAGGCTATAGCGTGGGTGCTACACGTAAGGAGGGTCGGGGCCACAACGACGAGGCATAGCGCAAAATACTAATTGGTATTACTAGTTAGATATTTAGTTGGCACTAATTCAACATTAAGGAATTTGTTATGGAACCTATTGCAATTGCATTAGTTGTATCTGTATTGTTTAATTTATATTGTTTTAAAGAAATTAAAGCTCTTAACTATGAATTAAATCATGTTAAAGAACAAAACCGTATATACACAATTAATGAAGATATCAATAGGCTTTTTAAACAAGCTAAACCAAAATCATTAGGTTTTGTTTATGCTTACGAATACCCTAATCAAAAATATATGGTATCAAATTTCCCACAAACTAAAAAAGTCATTAATAAACATAAAAGTACTTTTGGTAATGACGGTTTTATTGGTATTGCTGAAGTAATCTTAGTTAAACCAGAGAAATAAATAAGAGGACTTATGAAAATAGATTGGAAAACAGTATGTCAGTCTTTTGGTTATAAGTCCTTAAAAGCTACATATGAAAAAGACTTACAAAAGTTACAACGTTACAAAGGTGATAAAAACACTTACTACGTTGAAAGAGAAAAGAAACAAGCAAAAACCAAATTTCAATGGGTAATTGCTCGTGCTACTCACTATGCTTACCATAAGAATACCACACTTGATGTTATTCTTAATGAATGGGAAGAAAAAAGATCTTACAGTTGGCAAAACTTTTATAAAGAAAGTAATCAACCTAAATTAACTAAATCTGAGTATGTTAAACGAAGAAGAACATTAAATTGGTTTAAGCTTGAACTTAAGACAGCAAATAGTCCTCGTATTAAGATGTATGCTAAAAGAAGAATATTTGATTATATTTTAGAAGAACAACAAAAAAACTCTAAACGTAAAGGTAAACTTCAACGTTGGACTAAAAGTAAAAAGTGGTTACGTGATTATGAAGCAGGTAAAATAAAATGAGTAAATATGCCGTAGGTACAATACTTTGTACTAATAATAGTCAAGCACACACTAATGCTATTATTATTAATGAAACAGGTAATGGTCATTTTATTGTACTTAGTGACTTTGGTAATATCATGACAGTACCTGTTGAAATGATCCAAAGTTATTACGATGTATCTAATAACTATTTAGAATACAAAGCACTTGATTATCCATTTCCAACTGTTGAAGAACGTATTAAAGAGCAAATTGTTTTGCTTAATACAGCTTTAGTTGCTGTAAAACAGTTGAATCAATTAACTGATATAAAATGAATCCATAAGGCGACTGGCTGAAGGGAAAACGCTATTGTAAGACTGTGTTGTGACAGTTAAGCTCTCGTAGCAAGTACCAGATTAGAATCGGAAGTTAAGTTAAACACAAATAACACCTAACTATGGTTCTTTGGTTTTGACCCTATAAATCGCTATACACTATGACCTTTAGGGCTAACGGAGTCTCCGGCAGTTGTCACGGTCGTGTATAGCACCCATCTAAGGAATTAATATGACAAGTGATGTATTTAAACCAGAACCAGAAATGATAGTTACTAAACGTGAATCAGGTTATGCTCATGAGAAAATATGGGGTAACTGCTCTGTTGGTACTACAGTTCAAGATGTAATTGATAAATATTACGATCCTTACTTTGGTGGAAGAGATGCCAGAGTTAACGGCACCTCTTTTTACTGTGTAGTTCATACAGATTAACGTAAAACTTCTGGAACTACTTCTGTGTGTGTTTCAATCATTACTTCAAGCATTTTAACTCCATGTTTTTGAAATTCGTACATCCAGTACTTCAATGCCATTAGTTCCGTAACACATTCTGGAACAATAACCATTGTACCATCTGATTTGAAATCAACTAGCATATTATGCCCTTACATTAGTAGGATTAGCTGCTTGATCAGTACGTACACCGGTTGAGCCAACAATAACATTACTGTTAGTTGCTTGAGCTACTTGACCAAACAATGCTTGTAATTGCCATTGTAAAGCTTGTAGTTGTTGTTGCTGTTGAGCTTGTTGTTGATTCATACCAATAGTAATTGTATTAGTATTGGTAATTTCACGGTTAATTGCACGCTGTTCAGCACTACCAAGCTGTGCAACAGTTAATTGTTGTTCAAGATCACTAATGCGATTATTGGTAATTAATTGTCTTGTACGTTCACCATCACTAAATACTGCTTGTTGAATAGCAGTAGATTGACGATCAACATTAGTATCTACAGCAGTAATTTCACGAGAAAGCCCGGCAGCTAATTGCATTTGAGCAATTGCCAAAGCCTGTGTTTGATTACTTAAATACTGGGTATCTTGGGTTGCTTGGCTAGACAAAGAAGCCTGTGCGCCAGCTAAAGCAAGCTGAACCTGTGCTTCTGACAGCGGGATCGCAGCTTTAATATCGCCAAGCGTTTGTTGGTTGATAGTTTCATTTGTAACGCAGCCTTCACCGTTTTGATTGCCAAATAAACCTACTCGACCGAGCAATAAACCAAGTAACAAACCACCACCCATACCACCACCAAAGCCGTCAGAACCGCCTGCAAACCCACGGGTGATTACGTCTTCATTAAATGTAGCCATTTTCTTTTCTCCGGTTAGAGCGCCACTAAAGCGCCAATAACCTATAATTTATTTGGATCAATTGAGCCAAGGTAAAAAGGAAATGTCACAGAAACACGTTACACACAATGGTAAGTGTATTTATTGTGGTTCAACGCTTACACAATGTCCTATATGTCAAGAATGGTTTTTATCCCGTAACAAGAATCATATTTACTGTAGAAGTAGATGTAGAACTAGAAAATTAAGACAGTTACGACTTAAAGAGTTACTAACAGAATAAATAAAAGTCTCCTAGACATAATTTTTCAATTAATGTTCTCCCAAACAATGTTTAGGGGGCTTCTATTTATATTGTTAAAGAGTTAGACAGTACACATGAGCCAATAAGAAAAATAAGTACTTAAGTAGCTGCAAGCTAGAGTTTAACTTGGTTAGTGGTATCCACAACCAACAATTCTTTTTCGGTGGAGTGATGTTTACATAACAGAAGTGGTTCCTACTGTTGTGTAGAGGGCTTCACTCCACCAATTCAATTTTAAGGACATAACATGCGTAAAGAATCTTATATTTATAAACGTGTTTCACAACACCCCAGTAATCTACTGTATGTGTTACATAATTGTCGTCATTGTAATTACAACGATGCAATTTACGTACCTACTGTAACACAACCTTATTTTGGGCCACAGTTAGGTAAATATGTGCATACTTGTACAAAGTGTGGTACTAAAGGTGTACTTGTTAAGTGGCAACTTAAGTCAAGATGGCTAACTCTTAATAAATACCCACATAAAGCTAATGATCCTGTAGATGTACGCAAAACGTTTGATTCATACGTTGAAACTGTAAAAACTTTACTTGGTATTGATGAAAACACCAATTCAAATTTTTATTATATTAAAGATGATTACGTTGACAGTCTTGCTTATACAGCTGGTGGTAGAGCATCAGGTAAAACAATAAGAGGCATCTAATGACAAATAAAGATTTTTTACATTGGATTGCTGGTCGTTTAGTTAATGTTTACAACGAACATCCTAATACTGACTTTGTATTAAAGTTAAAAGAAGTTGCTGATGCTCAAATTAGCAATGCTACTTTAGCTAAACGTATTGCGGAGTTAGAAAGTGAAAACAGTCAACTCAGACTCCAACAACAATCCCAAGCCTAATACAGACAATATTGTCATACATACTTGTGGTATTTGTGGAAAAGTACACTCTTTTTCTATATTAGTAAAAACAAAAAGAGTACGTTTTTTATATAGTAATGATGAACCTCGGATTAATCTAATAGCTATTGATTGTACTTATTGTGGATGTACATCATATGAAAAAGATCATCAAGCATTATGTGTAATGCGCTATTACTTTAATTTAGTTAATCCTGAATACGCTAAATCCTTAACTGCATCTAACGTAGTTCGTGCTTCTAAAGAGTATTTTGATTTTATTAAAACATTGGAGCAATAAAATGACTAAACCAACGTATGAAGAACTGGCCGCGCAGGTTGAGGTGTTAAAAAACATGCCTATTCACGGCTACAAGCTCGACTTGCAAATACGCGGAGTTGATGAACTTAACATTCCAGCGTTTCTTTTAAATTTCGAAAAAGAACTGCCAACACCAGCCGCCTGTCTTGCGCAGGTGCGCGTTGAGGCTGGGCGGGCTGGTTACGTGGCGGCGTGTCTGTCGTGGATGGGACTAAAGAGCGAAGAAGGCATGGTATTTTCCGACGCTGACAGATATGCCGAGCGCATCCGGCAAGGCGGTGCGTGATGGACACTAAAGCATTAGTTCGTAAAATGCAGGCTAAAATTGATTTACTTACCAAAGTCAATGAACACCACAGCCAACGCGAAGAATGGTACTTAGAAATGATTCGCCAATTTGTACGCGAAATGGATGAATTAGGTCTGTCAACACATTCAAAAACCTGCAAAGAAATTGAATGTATCTATTCAAGCAACCCGGAATGCTCCGTTCAGGATTATTTAGAAGCCAAACAGCAAGGCGGTGCAGAATGAAATTCAAAGTAGCTACTTTTGGAATGTTAAATATTATTTATTGGTTTTACATTAATGAACCTTGGTTAGCATTTGCTTGTATGTGTATTGTTGTATGGGTTTTATCGGGAGATGATTAATGCTTAATTCTTCAAGAACAGTACCTGAAATCTGTTATCTTATCGATGTTACATTGACTAGCTTAGTTAATTTAAAAAAAGAAGTTGCTAGTAATAATGAAGCTTTATATCACCACTTAGACAAAATCAGTTCTTCTGATATTTTAAAAAATTTAAAAGAAGTTGGTGACTTGCTTGGCGATCCAACTTTAGAAACTAAATATTCTTATTTCTTAAAAAGAGCTGAAGAAAGAATTGATTCATTTGATGACAGTACATCTAAATACGGGGAGCTTTTAACACTCAGTGAAGAATTAACTAAGTTAATTGAAGAACTTAATCAAGATATGGGATTACAAAAATCCATGCAAACTCCCGTATCAGCACTAGTAGATAAAATATGTTCATTTATTGAATTGTTTTATTGTTATTGGACTGATGATCTGTTTAAACATTTTCAACAGTTTGAAAGTTTCTTCTGTAATATGTCTTTACACAAATCAGTAAATTGCTACGGAAATTACACTTATACAGATCCAACAGTACAAATAGCCTATTTATCATTTATACATGCTCGTTTAAACATACAAGAAAGTTATTTATCTGGATTTATGGCTAGACCTTATCTTAGTACATTTCCTTATAATATGCCTGTACCTTGGGATCAGCGATTGTATGATATTTACGGTATAATTAAACCTAGTTGGTGCATATGATTAAATCACTTGTAACATGTGACTGTTGTAAAGAACATATACCTAAAAACGATGTATCTGTTATTGTTGAAACATATCAAACCAATACAGTCAAAGTAATGTGCCCTAACTGCGTAGAAACAGTAAACAAGTACATGACTCGTTTACGTATTGATTCTGATACAGATAACAATAAACGTATACGTAAATTCATTGAACACTTATCTCGAAAGAACATAGTAACCCATATACCAAATAAACAAGATCCTGTAGAAGACATGACTTTAAAAATATTTTTAACTGTTGTGTTTTATACATTGTTTTCTTTAATCGCTATTACAGGATTAACAGGAACACTTCTTTTAACATCTGGTATTATACCGGCATTAAGTATTTTAACTATGCTCACTGCATGGGGATTAATAACTTATAAGGTTTTTAGCGGTATTAAAACCAAACTAACTACCTTTGTATTAGATACTGAAAGAACTTATGATGATTTCTTAAGAGAAGATCTCTATAACAGAGATATGAATATCTGGAATGAACAAATTAAATCAGGTTCAATTAAACTTAATACAAATGGATCAACAACAATAACTTCTAACTTACCTTGGGGTGATTAATGAAATATGTATATTTAGCTTTACTAATTGCTATATCAACCATTGCTATGTTTGGTGTAGTTTTACCCTACTTAATTTCTGAAAAAGATACCATTATGGTACTTTCAGGATTTGTATTAATGATTGCTTACTGTCTGTGTTTAATTCACATTGCAGTAAAAGTAATGTTTCCAAAAATAATTGATCCATCAACAGAAGAGAAAAACCATGAAGAATAAATTGTTACGTGCTGTACTTCTAGGTGTAATTGCTTTAGCTGCTACTGCTTGTAGTCGTGTAGAATCAGGCCATGTAGGTATTAAAGTTAACTTACTTGGTTCAGAAAAAGGTGTATCTACACAAGAATTAACTCCGGGACGTTACTGGATCGGTGTTAATGAAGAACTGTATGTATTTCCTACTTTTACTCAAAACTGTCAATGGACAGCTACACCAGTTGAAGGTAAAGGCTGTGCAGATAGTTCTACAGACGAAGCTATCCGCTTTCAAACATCTGAAGGCATGAAAGTATGGGCTGATGTCGGTATTGCTTTTGCAGTTGATCCAACTAAAGTAAGTGACATCTTTCAGAAATTTCGTAAAGGTATTGTAGAAATTAGTGACAGCTATGTACGTCGTATCGTACAAGATGCATTTATTGCAGCTGCTGCTAAATACAAAGTAGAATACATCTATGGTGAAGGTAAAGTACAGTTACTTAAAGATGTAAATGACATTGTTACAGCTAAACTTAAACCAGCTGGTATTAATGTAGAACAAGTATTTTTACTTGGTGATATCGGTGTACCACAACAAGTTACTGAAGCAATCAATGCTAAAATTACCGCTACACAAAAAACACTACAACGTGAAAATGAAGTAGCACAAGTTAAAGCTGAAGCTGATAAAGCTCGTGAACAAGCAAAAGGCGAAGCAGACGCTAAATTAACTTTAGCAAGTGCCGAAGCCGAAGCAATTGCCTTAAAAGGTAAAGCTATTCGTGAAAACCCATCAGTTGTTCAATTAAATGCTATTGATAAGTGGGATGGTAAGTTACCAGTTTACACCGGTAATTCCGGCCCATTGCCTTTTATTGAAGTGAAATAAAGTAAGCCCCGTAAGGGGCTTATGGATACTTGGATACAATCAGTTGTATTGACATCCCGTCTGTACGCCCAGTGCTTGCTGTGGCTACGCTAAAGCGTATCTCATCAAGTCCGGGCGTTATACCTGCTACAGTGACAGTAGCACACTTGTTAGCTTGCCCTGCCTCGTTTGCTGCTTTTCCTGAACCAACAATAGTTACTAAATTATTTGTTGATGTTGCTACAACTGTTCCTAATTCATCTTCTCCAAGCCAATCAGTTAAATCAATAGAATATAGATCAACTTTACCTTGCTTAATGGGTTTATCCCATTGATAAGGACGAATAACAGCTGTATTACAACTCATAATCCACCACTAGGGAATGCAATAGTAATACTAGTTACTTTTGACACACCACCAACAACATAAGCAGGATCACCAAACGTTACTTCACCGGGGCCATATTCATTTACTGAACCACCTTTAGTAACACGTACTTTAGTTGCAGTGCCGTTTGCATCAATTACATCATCTGCAACAGTAGTCAAAGTAGTACTACCATTAACTGATGCCGGAAATGATGGAATATTACTATGTGTTGCCAATACAGCGTTAGCTGCTGTAAGTACTTCTAATGTGTTAGTACCACCGCCTACTTGTGCTGCAATTGCATCATTAACAGCATTACGCATTGCTAAGTTATAACCGGGCATTTTCTACTCTCCATTTAACATTACGACTTTTGTCTTTAATTTTAATCTCTCTGGAACCAGATGAGATAACCAAATGTGCTCCCTTACCACCACGGTAAGGCATATTCACAAAATCACCTAATACAACTATACCAATATACTTTGGATATGTTGAATTAATAGTTAATGTTTTATCTGGTATTTCTTGTCCACATACAACATTAGCTGTATATCTTGGATAAGTACTATTTATAGATATAACATTATTTCTAACAACGTTAGCAACTACACTTGCTGTATAACTACTATAAGTAGTAGATACAATAACTGTTTTAACAGGTTTGTTATTTGTACCAACTACATTTACTATATAACTAGGATATATTCCTGTTACTATTACTGTTTTAATTGGTTTAGTGTTTGTACTATTAACTGAACCAGTGTAATTAGGGTATGTTGCTAATATACTAGCTGTATGCCCACTAGCCTGTTTTGTGGCTACAACACTAACACTAAAAACAGGATACTGACTACTAATACTTATTGTTTTAATTGGTTTTGTGTTACTACAAGTAGCATTTGCTGTATACGTAGCGTATGTAGCACTTATCTGACTTGTTTTAACAGGTTTAGTATTTGTTCCTACAACACTACCTACATAAATAGGGTAATTAGAATTAATACTCACATTATAAGCAGGTACACCACCTGTAGCATTTACAGATACTGTATAAGCTGGGTATTGTGTATTAATACTAATTGTCTTAACTGGTTTTGTATTGGTACTGTTTACTGCTGCAATATAACTTGCATACTGTGCAGCAATAGATAGTGAATTGGTTGGTCTTGTGCTATCTGCTGCAACTGTAGCTGTATATGATCCATATGTTGCACTTACAACAGCAGTAAACTCAGGTGTACTACCATAAAATACCCATTCAGCACCAGCAGTAAAGTTAACCAATGTACCTTGGTTATTACCACTAACTGTAGGCCAAACAGTACCAGAACCATTTGCTAAATCTGATTCCCATCGCTGACCATTGGTAGTATCAAATTCGGTAGCGTCAAACCACTCCAACTCCATTGGAGTAACACCACCAGTACCGCTGATACTACCTCGACCAAAACGGTTAAGACTAAGTGTAAAGTTACTTGTAGTAGCCCATGATTTATTTAACTGTATTGTAGCGCCATCTCTGTAAAAACTAATAGATGTGCCAGCAACACGTACAATTCGATATGTATGAAACTCCCCATCAGCTATTAAAAATCCAACAGGAGAGTCTGCTGCTGAGATATGTGTACCTGCACTAACTAAAGCTAATACACCAGATCCAGACGCAGAACGTATAACAAAACCTGCATTTTGTGATGCAGAGCCGGAACCAAGAATATACCAGTTACCAGACGCAGGCAGAGCATCTAACTTCATACGAAATTCGATAGCCCAATTTGAAGTACCAACACCTATTCCCGGAACTAGCGCAGTACCTAGTGTAACAACATCATTACCAGCGTTACCTTCGGGATTGAACTTTAGCGCCCAAGTCATATTAGATACCTTCTATGGTCACATCTAAATCGTATTCTCCACGCCACCGGATGAAACGTGAGCTACCATAAGGAATACTACCTAAGTATACCCCAGACTTGTAAAGCCCGTGTACACTACCAGCAGGAACCCAATTAACACCATCTCTAGACATTTCAAAAATTAAGTAGGTGCTTTCAACACTTTGTTGATTTAATTTAATTTCAATTTGACGACTTGAGCCAATATTAATTGGTGTTGGGTTTACCCAATCTAAACTAAAATAATCAATACAATCTTGTCTTGTTACTTTTAATACATTTTTCTTATATGTAGCAAGATTAACTAGTTTATCAGCAGAACTTTGTAAAATAATACCTGCTTGTACTGCAAGCTGAAATGTTCCCCAGATATTAGGTAAACTAAAATTGATCTTAAAATCTGGACTGTAAATATGTTCAGGACTTAATGCTACTTTTACTGCGCTATAAAGTTGTTTAGTCTCTTCTGTAGCAACATAACTATCTACTTCCAGTCTTAAACCTTCTGCAAGAATAGTAGTCATCTCTTGAACATGTTCTGCTGTAATTGAACCAATAGTATCAACTGTTGGTTGATTATTAACTATGAAAGTGTAGCTTTGACCACGTTGAGATTCTAAATATTCTACTTTAGTCATATCAATGCTCCAAATAATAATTAGTTAGGATGGCTCCGCCATCTGCAATTGATAAAAGTGTACCACTGAATAAAGGAAAAATCCCAAATGCCAGTAAAAATTATTGACATTCCTACAAAAACACAAGAACTCAAAGTTACGCTAGTAGATTGGGGATTGGTCAACACATACTTAATTCCTAACATGGGTATGTACAGAATCTATATATCTACAGAATGTGCAGGTAAAGTACCTTTTGGTAATTTAAGAGCAATAGCATACTACTGCACAACATCAAGTACGTATTACATTGACTCTATTGGTTTAATGACCAAAGATTTAGATGTATTCATGAAGTGCTACACTAAATTAAACAAAGCAATTACAGAAATACAGGAACTAATCGATGCCTATTAAAACAACAGATTTATCTACTTTAGTTAAAGAAATCAATGCTTGTAAAAATAGAGATGCTATTTACTCTGTTTTACATCGAGTTGGTTTTGATACTTCACAAAAGTTAGCAAAACTTAAAAAAGACTTTCGTGGTAAAAATATGGCTGCACTTAATTTATTATTAGCAGCTGAAGATAAAATTAAAGTGTTTGAGCGCAATCCGTAAGGTAACTGTATGAACAGAATGCCAGAAGTGTCAAAAGAAACCCTACTTAAGCAATTACTTGAAAAAGATGCTAAAGATCTAGCTGTTTTGTATGGTGTTTCCCTACAACAATTCTACTATTGCTGTAGAAAACACAAAATTATATTATCTAAAAAAACAAAACAAAATAAAAAAGTAAGTCAGCCTTTTAAACTTACTGTTAAGCTGGAACTTGCATTTACTATATTAAAACAAGGTAATCCTTTTGATGTTGCTGCTAAAACAGCAGGTATATCTGTACCTTACTTACAAAGAATGTTTTATTTGTATAATCAACAAGTAAATAATATTCAAAGAGAAGAAGCTAGTTTTAAATTAGTTTCTAACGTCTTAAAAACTATGTCTACAAAAAACATGTCTCAACGGGAAGCGTGTGCATTACATGGGATGTCTCATTCCACATTTCAATACAACTATTCTAAAGGTAAAAAGAAAGGAGTATTTAAATGAACCAAACCATGATTGACAACATGACTATTGATGAGTTAGCTCAATATGTCAAAACTGGATTCAGTAGAGATAAGTTTTTCTTATACGCTGCAAGAAAGTTAGGTGAGCGTTATTTCGTAAACAAAAGTAAAGAGCTTTTAGAGTTAGAATCAGAACTCAAAGCTATTTATGAAAAACATCCTGAATTAATTCCACACAACCCATTTTAAACAAAACAATACATCTTGGAGAGATTTATGATTGAACTTCCTCTTGGTGCTTTAAAAGAAGCGCTAGAAATTGCTTTTTATTCAAAAACAGTACCTATTGTCCGTTCATCACCGGGCATTGGCAAAACTTCTATTGCTCGTCAATTAGCAGCAGATCTTAACTTAAAAGTTATTGATATTCGTTTGGCTCAATGCGATCCAACAGATTTAAATGGCTTCCCTCAAATTACTAATGGTAAAGCCTCATATGTACCAATGGATACGTTTCCATTAGAAGGTGATGAGTTACCAATCAAAGAAGCTGAAGTTACTAAAGTAGTAGCAGGTAAAACACAAGTTGTTAAACCAGCTGTACGTTATAATGGTTGGATGATCATTTATGATGAGATTACATCTGCTTCTAAAGCGGTTCAAGCCGCCGCTTACAAGATCTTGTTAGAGAAAGAAGTAGGTCAACGTAAACTACATCGTAATGTATTTCAGATTGGTTTAGGTAACAAAGAAACAGATAACGCTATCGTACAGCGTATGTCTACAGCACTACAATCACGTATGCAGCATTTTACTGTTACTACTGATCATACTGCTTGGGTTAATCATGCAGCTAATTCTGGTTTTGATTATCGTGTAATTGCCTTTATTCAATCCCGTCCAGAACTGTTAAACAAATTTAATCCAAATCATAATGACCATACTTTCCCTTGTGAACGTACTTGGGAATTTGTAAGTCAAACCGTTAAAGGTATTGAAAAGTACCAAACTAAAAAGAATAAAGCTGTATCTATTGGACACGAACATCAATACTTAATTGCTGGTTGTGTTAGTGAAGGCCCAGCATTAGAGTTTATTTCATTCTGTCAAATCTATGGTCAATTAGTACCATTAACATCAATTATTGCGTCACCAATGACAGTACCTGTACCACATGAACCATCAGCGGTATTTGCTATGGCTTCGTTGATTGGTGAAAAGATTGATGATACTAACGTTGATCCATTAATGAAATATCTCTCTCGTCTGCCTCTTGAAAATCAAATCATTGCAGTACGTATGTTCTATAAATCTAAACCATCACTTACAGCAAATCCTGCTGTATCTAGTTGGATTACACGAAACGTTAATAACTTACGAGACTAATTATGGAAATTTCTGATGAAGTCCGACTAGCTCATGATAAAGCTAAGTATGGTTTAATTAAAGACAATGGAAGTATTTTCATTGCTACTATGCTATTTTCTTTAAAACTGCACTGGACTGATGAAATTCCAACATTAGCTACAGATGGGATTAATTTATTTATTAATCCCAGTTTTTATATGAGCTTAACCCCTAAAGCAAGAGTTAGTGCATTAGCACATGAAGCTTGGCATGTAGCATTTAAAGATATGCTACGTGTAGGAAACAAAATCCCAGATATTTGGAATGAAGCATGTGATCACTACAATAACCACATGCTTAAAAAATATGTGAGTAAGACAACTAACACTTGTCCATATGAAATACCAGATACTTGGTGTTGTGATCCTAAATATGCTAATTGGGAAAAAGAAGCTATTTATGCTGATTTATTCCAACAACATATCCAGAAACCAAACCCATCAGCAGGTAATGCAGCTGGGCCGGGTACTGGATTAGGATCAGGACAGCCTGATTTTAGCAAGCCCAAAGACCCTGAAGGCAAGCCACTTCCAGATGCTACCGTTGATGCCACTATCAACTCAAACCTCGTCAAAGCGGCTACAGCAGCGCGTATGACAGGGCATGGTGCTCATATACCAGACTCTTTAAAACATGAGCTGGAAGCCATTACAAACCCTCCTTTGTGCTGGGAAACAATCTTCCAAAACATTCTGTCAAGCTACGCTAAAGAAGACTATTCCTATAGTCGCTTCAATAGACGCTTTTTACCAGACTTTATGTTGCCATCACTCTATTCAGAGTCATATGGTGAAGTAATCTTTGGTTTTGATACTTCTGGCTCAATGACTGATGAACAATGTGCATCTTTTATTGGACATATCCAATATGTGCAGGATTACATCAAACCAGAAAAAATTACCATTATGTCCTTTGATACTAAAGTACGAATGACCAAAACCTTTGAACAAGGTGATGATGTTCGTTCATTAGAGTTTGAAGGTCTTGGTGGTACATGTTTAGAAGATTTGTTTGAAAGAACAAGAAAACTTAATCCAAGATTGTTAGTAGTGTATTCAGATCTTGATTGTCGTGCTATTGCTCAACCAACACCATTTGAAACAGTGTGGTTATGTGCCGATAACAAGTATGCCAAAGTAAACTTTGGTACTCTGATTCATATTGACACAAGGAGTTAATTATTTACCCATGTGAACAACAAGAGACAGTTAACAGCAATGTTTCTGTCTCTAGCTGTAAACAGTGCCCTCATCTACAGTTTAACAAAAACAAAGAACCAGTTTGTAGTGTACCCCAAGATACGCAATATGATGCTTGTCACTTATTAATTCAAATCTTTCAGTTTTATCCATAGGTTTTATATGAACTACACACCTTCACAACAACAAGCTCTTGATCTGTTTTATCAATTTCTTTCTGACCCAACAGAACCAAACTTTGTTTTGAGCGGTGGTTCAGGTAAAGGTAAAACATTTATTGCAGCTGAAATGCTCAATTTAATTAAACATCATGATGAATTCATGATGACTATTAACGATAGCCACTCTCCTTACACCGTATTCGTAACTGCTACTACTAACCAAGCAGCAGAACGGTTATCGTACTCAACACACATACCCGTAACAACAATTCATTCATTACTGTCATTAACGGTAAAAGACAACTATCACACAGGTAAAACAGAATTACGTCAATCAAACAAAGCATTCAATAAAATTTACAACTCAATTGTATTTATTGACGAAGCTTCAATGATTAATCAAGAACTTGAAGATTTTATTCAATCGTCTATTGATATGAACACATGTAAAATTGTTCGTATTGGTGATCCAGATCAAATTCTTGCAGTAGATTCTAATGAACCAACAGGTTTACTTATCTCAACTAAGTACTCCATTACCCTTGTTGAATACTGCCGTGCAGCAGCAGATAACCCAATCACTATGTTGGGTGAACAATTCAGACAAATGATTTACACAGGTGAAGCACCTATCATTAAACCAGCTGACACTATTGTATTGCTTGATGGTAAACAAACTAAATCAACTATTGATAATTTATTTCATTCAGTGGATCAAAACTTCTTAGATGCTAAAGTTATTACTTTTACTAATAAGAAATGTGTTGAATATGGTAGTTACATTCGTAAGAAATTCTACGATAGTGATTTGTTTCAACCAAAAGAAATCTTAGTAACTAACGGCCCAATTTTAGCTAAAGATGGTCAAAAAGTATTGTTTGGTAATAATAATTACGTAAGAGTTATTAACTGTTCAGAAACTGCTGATGAAATTCAAGGTGTACAATACCCAATTTATCGTGTAACATTAAAGTCTTTATTTAATAATGATAACACAGAAGTAATTACTTACTGTTTTAAATATCCAGAACAATTACGTACAATTCTTGGTAAGTTATATCGTGATCGTCAGTATTCTGATTATTTTACTATTAAAAATCGTTATGCTGATTTACGTCAAACAAATTCAATGACAGGACATAAAGCTCAAGGAAGTACATTTAAAAATGTATTAATTGATATGGCTGACTTCCGTACCTGCTCAGATAAGACTATGTTTGCACGTATGGCATATACTGTTTGTACAAGACCTACAGATACTTTATATATACGTGGAGCTTAAAATGGCACTACCATTTGATCAAAAAAGTAAACTTAGTCTGTTTTCAATAGTAAATGGTTATTTGTTGAAGCCTCAGATCCAACAAATTAATCTTTTACTATACCCGCTACTTAATGATCAGAAAGAATTGTGTTTAATCCCTGAAAATACACCTATTCGGTTTATTTACCGAGGGAAAGAATACAGATCACTAGAAGATATTGAGTCTACTGCGTGGGCTAAAGCACATCCATTACACAAATCTCTACATAGTCGTATGCCTGCGTTTTTAGCTTTATTTGAGCCATATGAATTAGCTTCAGCTCGTATTAAGTCTATCATTGTAAATGCTTGTGCTTTTGCAAATACAGTAGCAGACTTAAAACAGTTAATTCCAGCAGAAGCTTTAACGCAAGTATCTTTTGCAAGTGAGTTATTAACTAAGCCTCAGACACTACTACCAGAAGAGATTGAAGCTTTTAAAACCAAACATTCTCAGTATTTGTTTGCTATACATGAAGCTTTGTTTAAACACGTACTATTGGACTTTTAATCATCATGCATCACATTTTATTTGATACGAATCCTTCAAAGCAATATAAGGCAGCGTTTCTGATGAAACGTGAAGCATTACAAGTAAATCCAATGCAGTCAGCATATATTGATCCACTCTCCAAGGTGTTAGAAAAAGCTGATTGCATTGGTGTCTCTCTTGCGTACAACAGTGCTGGTAAAGCACCAATTACGTTAATCCGCGAATACTTAAATGAGTTGGTTCCTAAACTGGCTAGATTAGGTATTGAAATATTATACGTTGCTGATTCAGCTTACTTTAAAGAGTTAGCTGGACTAAAAAATGTTAAACATGAGTATGGCTATGTACATAACTGTTCCGTACCGTCTTATGAACATATCAAGGTTGTATTCGGTGTGTCATATCAAGCACTGTACTACAATCCATTACTTCAAGAAAAACTAGATTACTCTTTACAAGCAATCATAGGTCATTACCAAAATACACCTATTTTTCATGACATCATCAAAGTAGCTTATTATCCTACTTCAGATGAACAAATCATCGCTAAACTTAAAGAGTTACTTAAATCTGCTAAAGTATTAGCAATAGACATAGAAGCTTACTCATTACGCTTTTATGAATCAGGTATTGCAACTATTACATTCTGTTGGGATAAACACGAAGGCATGGCCTTTACTGTTGACCTAGCTGACTACGATAGTCCAATTGACGGTAAATATCACAGATTAATTCCTAATTTAAAAAGAAGAAACATTCTTAAACAATTCTTCTTAAAATACCGGGGTATTCCTGTTTATCACAACTCTTGTTACGATATTAAAGTACTTGTCTTCTGGTTATTCATGGAAGGTAAATTCAATGCATATGAGGAAATGATTCATGGTATTGAAACACTTACACGTAACATGCAAGATACTAAACTTATTTATTATCTCTGCACCAATAATACAGTTAAAAACGAGTTATCTCTTAAAGCTGCTGCATTTGAGTTTGCTGGTAACTACGGTATTGATGTAACAGATATTTCTGTACATCCATCTGAAAAAATACTCAATTACAACTTAATCGATGGTTTATCCACTTTCTACTTGTATGATAAGTGGTATCCCATACTTCAGGAAGAACAACAAGCTAGACCTTACTACAGTGTGTTCTTACCATCTGTCCGTGTAATTATACAGATGGAATTGGTAGGAATGCCTTTAGATATTGAAAAGGTACGGGAAGTAAACAATGAACTTAACACAATTAGAAATAACATTCTTATTGATATTTTTAATCTCAATTCTGTGCTTTCCTTTCAAGAAATGCTCAGATATGAAGAATACGTTTCATGTAATGAAGCGTGGAAGAAAAAATCAGAACCGCTTAGTTATTTTGATTATGTTACTTTTAATCCCAATTCTAGCACTCAGTTACAACGTCTTATATACACACAGCTCGGCTATGCTGTTATCGACAAGACAGATGGTGGACAACCAGCAACAGGTAACGATACCCTCAAGAAACTGATCCATTTAGCTAAGTCTCCTAACGATAAGCTGTTATTTGAAAAACTAATAGCATTGGCTGATGTATCAATCATTCTTGATAACTTCTTGAATGCTTTCTTAACTAAGAGTATTCAACATGAAGATGGTTGGTGGTGGATACACGGTAACTTTAATTTAGGTGGTACTGTATCAGGTCGTTTGAGTAGTTCTGAACCAAATTTACAGAATATTCCTTCTACTGGTTCAATCTATGCCAAGTTAATTAAGTCTTGCTTCAAAGCTCCACCGGGATGGATATTTTCTGGTGCTGACTTTGCTTCACTGGAAGATCGTATATCAGCACTGACAACTAAAGATCCAAATAAACTAAAAGTATATACTGATGGTTATGATGGTCACTGTTTACGTGCTTATTATTATTACTCAGAAAAAATGCCAGATATTGATCCTAACTCTGTTGATTCAATTAATAGCATTGCTGATCATCCAGAATACAAGAAGTATCGTCAAGACAGTAAAGAACCTACTTTTCTGCTTACTTATGGTGGTACTTGTTTTGGTTTAATGAACAACTGTGGATTACCTAAAGAATTAGCTAAATCTATTGAAGCTAACTACCATATCATGTACGAAGTATCTGATAAGTGGGTTCAAGATAAGTTACAACAAGCTTCTATTGATGGTTATGTAACAGTAGCTTTTGGTATGAAGGTGCGTACACCCCTCATTGCTCAATGCATCTGGGGTTCGTCTACTATGCCATACGAAGCTAAGGCCGAAGGTAGAACCGCTGGTAACGCGCTTGGGCAGAGCTATGGCTTGCTCAATAACAGGGCTGCTGTATCATACCAGACCGAGTATTGGCATTCACCATACCGCACTCAGATACTCCCATCATGTCATATACACGACGCTCAGTACTTCCTGTTGCGTAGTAATATAGATGTGGTGCAATACCATAATGATCGCTTACCGCATCATATGGCTTGGCAAGGCTTACCTGAGATTGAACATGATGAAGTCAAGATAGGTGGTGATGTTGAGTTGTTCTACCCGTCATGGGAGCACAAATTAGCATTACCTCCACATGCAGACCATCAAACCTTAAAAACACTTATGTCAGAACATGGGAAAAAGTTTAAATGATTAAAGTTGAATTTATCCAAGGTTCTATTGCTAATGATGTAAAGATTTGCACGTTAGTACTAGAATACCCACGCAGTATTCACGCACAGCTACTTACTCATCGAGTATTTAGTAAAAACTCTTCAAGTTCACGAGCTGTACCAATTAAAGCAGCTATTCAACAAATTGAAGATAACCCAGCTGTATTTATGTGGACAAGTAATCAACCCGGTATGTCAGGTGATTTAATTACTGATGTTGATGAATTAGAAGAAATTAACTTTGTTAAATCTGCAATGTGGAAAGCTGTTAAACAAGGTGTGTTACAATTAGGTTTACCATCTAAAGATGGTGGCTTAAATGTACATAAACAACATGCTGCACGTTATTTAGAACCATTTCAAAACATTCGTGTTGTACTTACATCAACTGAGTGGGAAAACTGGGATTGGTTACGTGTAGACGTAGCTGCTCAACCTGAAATTGAACAGTTAGCTAAGTTAATGTTGGAAGCTCGAACCAACAATAAATACTTACAGTTGGCTGAAGGTGAGTGGCACGTACCATTCATCAAACGTGAAGTTGATCCTGATACAGCTGAAATTATCTACCGCCATCCTGAAACAGATGCAGTACTTACAGTTAAAGAAGCAATTGAACTTAGTATGTCGATTTGTGCTCAAACTTCTTTCCGTAAAGAAGATTACTCAGATGAAAAGACAGAAACAGTAATTGATAAGTTGTTTACTGGTAAAAAAGTACATGCTTCTCCATCAGAACATCAAGCTACACCTATTCCTAAATTTATCGGTTCTTTCACAGAAACAAGTAATTGGCCGGAAGGTGTAACACATATGGATCGCAATTGTGATTTATGGTCTGGTAACTTCTGTGGTTGGATTCAGAATCGTCAATTGATTCCTAATCACGATAAAGCTAAATTTTAAGGAATACTTATGGAAAACCAACATCGTTATATTAAAGGTTATCGTGAACTGACTCAAGTTGAAATTGATTTAATGAACCGAATCAAAGAAAAACAACGTGAAATGTTAGCTTTACATGAAGAAGTAATTTTGTATTTACAAAACCAAGGTGTTAACGCCACACCAGAAACAACTGAACATCTTTTACGTACAACACCTCTTCGTTGGGCAGCTATTGCTAAAACAGATATTCAGACAGGTACAATGGCATTAGTAAGAGCTGTAGCTCAACCCTCTGATTAAATTTAATAAGCCCAGTTAATCTGGGCTTTTTTAACAGGTAAACAAATATGAATATCACTCAACGTAGGTATACACTTAAACGTTTAGAAGATTTACATAAACAAAAAACTTTAGCTATTCTGGCTGAAAATGATTTATTGGTTGAAGCTCATAACCGGCATTACTCAATTACATACGAAGAAGCAATTGCAATCATTTCAACTAATCCCGAGTTAATTAAATTAAATAAAAGCAATTACAATAAACAAATTGGATTAAATGTTTATTTTGATGGAACTACTGCACGTATTTTACTAAATAAACCCACTTTTATGTTAGATGTTGTACGTGATCGTAATTATTTAACTTCTGAACAAGAAGAACTTGATACACATACAGTAGCTAAAACTTGTTTTGGTACTCGTGTTGTTTTAAAAGAAATCTCTGAACGTATTACAAAATTAAATGCTCGTATTACTTATGCTAAAGATCAAGTAATGCTGGGTGATGTACAAAAAGCATTAGATGCATTAGAAGAAATCAATTCTCTTGTATTTTAATAAACAACAATCCCCTTACCGCTCTCGCTGCGCTGCTCGCTTGCGGAGCTTCAGGGGATTGTTTTATTGGTGATTTATGGACGCAAGATTAGTATTAAACGGCGCTGCTTTAGAAAGATTGTTTCCACCGGGAACAGAAGCATTTTTAGAAATTAAGCAATATGCTATTAATCAAATTGTAGATCGTATGGCTCCTACAGCTGATTTAGAAGCATATGTACATGAACAATTTATTAAAAAACAATTTATTGATGTTTTAAAAAATCAAACTTCCGGTAGTGCTTACACCACATGCGGTTTATCTGATAAAGCTAGAGAAAACATTAAAGATTATGTTACACAACTTATTAATCAACAAATTAGAAGTACTGCTAAAGAACTATTTGCTGAAATGGAAGAAGAAGCTTTAAATCAATTTAAAGCAGAAATTAACATTCGTTTAGAAAACTTCTTTAGTGATCAAACAACTGCTATCATTAAGCATTGTCGTAAATTCATTACTGAAAAAATGCAAAAAATTATTCAAACTGCAATAGAAGAAACAAATACCCCTGATTTGTAATCGCCTACGGCGAACAGTGTGACTTTAAGGAGAAACCTATGTCAAACAATACTATTTATACTAACCAAACAGGAATACATACCGTATTAGCTGTATGGTTAGCACATCGTGATTACTCTGCACCTGTTGGCCCAAAAACAATTAGTGTTACTACTTTATTAAAACCAGTACGACAGATTATTTTATCCAGTCGTGTTGTTAAAACCGAAGTACCAACTGATGTTGCTTCATTAGCTAAATCACAAATTGGTCATGCATTACACCTTGCACTTGAAAATGCATGGAAATCATCAACATTACCTACAACACTCAAGTCATTAGGTTATCCTGATCGTGTTATTGCTAAAGTAAAGATTAATCCTGATCCAAGTGATGAAGATTGCATTCCTCTTTACTTTGAGCAACGCAAAGAACGTCAGGTTAATGGCTGGACTGTAACAGGTCAATATGACATCTTGTTTGATGGTGAAGTACAAGACCTTAAGTCAACATCTGTATATACGTATATTAAAGCACGTAAGACAGATGATTACGCATTACAAGGTAGTATGTATCGTTGGATTGATGCTGGACAACCTATTCCTACATTCACTAAAGATACAATGTTAATTCACTTTGTCTTTACTGATTTTAGTGCAGCTCAATCGTTTCAACCTGATTATCCACCATCACAACTGTATTCTCAAAAAATACCATTATTATCTTTAAATCACACACAAAGCTTCATTACTACCAAGTTAGATTTATTAGAAGAACTTTGGGAAGCTCCAGAAGAAGCATTACCTGAATGTACTGAAGAACTTTGGCGTAGTGAACCGGTATTCAAGTATTACAAAAACCCGGAAAAGAAAACACGCTCTACCAAGAATTTTGACAACTACCAAGACGCCTATGCGAAGCTTGCTGAGGACGGACATGTAGGGGTAGTAGATGAGGTCAAGGGTAAGGTCAAAGCCTGTCTATACTGCTCTGCGTTCTCAGAATGCAAGCAAAAAGACCGCCTCATATTCGATGGATCACTAGAGGTATAAACCTTAAAAAACCCTTGGCCTAAGTACCCTTATAGTGATTAAATATCACCCCTTGGCTCATAGGTTTTTGAGCCAAGTACAAAACATATCAACACTCAGAGTACTAAGAGTAATCCCAATATGAAAGATTTAAGTACGGTTGCACATCACCCAGTAAGTGAACAACTAGCGCAAATCTTATGTCAAAAGACTCAAAATAGTAATCCATTGTTCTTCAGAATACTGGTTGGCTATTACTGGTCTAAAATTGCATCATTTATGCGCTGTGATATTGCTACTAAAGACAGAGGTAAAATTCCTGTCAATATGTACGCAATTAACCTTGCCACATCAGGTTATGGTAAAGGTTTAAGTACTAACGTAATGGAAGAACAAGTTATCTCTCTATTTCGTGAAAGATTCTTAGAAGAAACTTTACCGTTAATCTGTGAAACCAGTTTACGTAATTTAGCTGCAAAGCGAGCCAATAAGAAAGGATTATCTGATCCTGATACAGAAATCATCAAAGTAGAGAAAGAATACGAGAACGCTGGTACTATGGTATTCAGTTTTGACAGTGGTACACCTGCTGCTATCAAACAGATGCGTCATAAGCTATTAATGGCTACAGCTGGTTCAGTTAATCTTGAAATTGATGAAATCGGTTCTAACTTACTTGGTAACGTAGATGTATTAAATACATTTCTTGAATTGTACGATGTAGGTCGTATTAAACAAAAACTTACCAAAAATACTGCTGAGAACACTCGTGCAGAAGAAATTGATGGTCGTACACCAACTAACATGATGTTATATGGTACTCCATCTAAATTATTCGATGGCGGTAAAGTAGAAGCTGAATTAGTTACAATGTTAGATACTGGCTTTGGTCGTCGCTGTTTCTTTGGTTATACTCGTGATAACAAAAAGACAGGTAAGAAAACTGCTCAAGAAATCTTAGCTATGATGACTGACCCCGGTAATGATCAGTTCCTAACTGACTTATCTGTACAGTTACTTGATTTAGCTGACATCATGAACTTTAACAAAACATTATTGGTAGACCAGAATGTTACCTTAGCTTATATCGAATATAAGTTAAGATGTGAAGAGTTAGCAGAAACCTTACCTGAACATGATGAAATCCGTAAAGCAGAAATCAATCACCGTTATTTTAAAGCACTTAAGCTTGCTGGTGCATATGCGTTTATTGATGGTGCTCCAGAGATTACAGAAGACCACTTGTATGCAGCTATTAAGCTTGCAGAAGAGTCAGGTAAAGCATTTGAACAAATGATGTCTCGTGATCGTCCTTATGTTAAGTTAGCTCGTTATATTGCTTCATGTGAGCAAGATTTAACTCAAGCTGATTTAGTAGATGACTTACCATACTATCGCGGCTCCGCTGCGCAGAAACAGGAATTAATGAGTCTTGCTACTGCATATGGTTACAAAAATAACATCATTATCAAACGTAGTTACTTAGATGGTATTGAGTTTATTCGTGGGGAATCTCTAAAAGAAACCACCATTGATAAAGTCACATTGTCTTATAGTAATGACTTTGCTAAAGACTATAAACCAGTTACTGTTCGTTTCGATCAATTACAGAAGTTTGTACTGAAACCTGATTTGCATTTTACAAATCATGCATTTATTGATGAACATCGTCAAGAAAACAATGCAATCCAAGGTTTTAACTTACTGATTCTTGATGTTGATAAAGGCTTTGCCATTAAGACATTCCAAGAGTTATTTAAGGAATACACCTACTTACTTTACACAACTAAACGACATAACGAAAACAACAACGGTATTGACCGCTATCGTATCATTTTCCCAATGAGCCATGTACTTAAGCTTACAGATGTTGAGTACAAAGAGTTTATGTCAAACGTATTCCAATGGTTGCCATTTGAATCGGATGAACAGACTGCTCAACGTGCAAGAAAGTGGATGACTAATGCTAACGGTATTGTTTATCACAACGATGGTAAAATGTTTGATGTATTGCCGTTTATTCCTAAAACAGCTAAGAACGATGAACGTCGTAACAAGTTAGAAGGTCAAACAAACTTTACTAACTTAGAACGTTGGTTTATCAATAACACTGGTGAAGGTAATCGTAGTAACCAATTAATCAAGTATGGTTACATGTTAGTTGAAGCAGGTTTATCTCAACAGAAAGTTGAGAACGGTATTCTGTCATTAAATGAAAAAATCCAAGATAAACTTGATGTAACTGAGATAGCTCGTACTATTTTTGTTTCTGTACGTAAAGCATTAGCTAAACGTGATAACCCATAGGATAATCCATGAACTATAAAATTGTATTGATTGCAGGTAAGTCTGCTACCGGTAAATCAATGTCGTTACGTAACTTACGTGATCCGCAAGGTGTATGGTACTTTAACTGTGAAAACAATAAAGCATTACCATTTAAACCTTTATTTCGTTGTATTACTATTACTGATCCAATGCAAGTACTTACTGGTTTTGATAAAGCAGAAACTAAACCAGAAGTACATACCATTATTATTGATACTTTGACATTCCTTATGGGTATGTATGAATCTCAATATGTACTTAACAGTAATAACACACAAAAAGCTTGGGGTGATTACGCACAATTCTTCATCAGTAACTTGATGCAAGATAAAGTAGCTAAATCAACTAAGAAAGTAATCTTCTTAGCCCACACAGTAGATGTTATGAATGAGCTTGAGCAAATCTTAGAGACTTATGTAAAACTCAAAGGCTCTATCATGAACAACGGTGTTGAAGCTTCATTTACTACTGTATTAGGTACTAAAAAAGTACCTTTACGTAACTTAGTGGGTTATGAGAATGATAATCTCAAAATCACTGAAGATGAAGAAATTGATGGCTTTAAGTATGTTTACCAAACACGTTTAACCAAAAACAGTGTAGGTGAACGTATTCGCTCTCCTTTAGCTATGTGGGATCGTAAAGAAACCTACATTGATAACGATTTACAAATTGTACTGGATCGTTTAGATTCATACTACGCAGATACTTCTGCTGCACAATAATTTTGAACCAATAAGAGAATATTACCATGAGTTTATTAAATACCATTCAATCAGATGCATCAGTTAAAACAGAAGACAAAGATGTCTTAGGTGGTCGTTCTTTATTCCCTACTAACATCTATGTTGGTAAATTAGAAGCAGTATGGTTATCTGCATCTGCTTCTGGTGCCATTGCTGTAAACATTAGTGCAAATATCGAAGGTAAAAACATTCGTCAAACTTCTTACATTACTAATGCTAAGAAAGAAGACTTTTACATTGACAAAAAAACATCAGAAAAGAAAGCAATGCCTTCTGTCATGATGTTTAACGCTTTAGTTAAATTAGTAACTAGTAAAAACAGTTATCGCGAATTAACTACAGAAAAACGTACTTTATCTCTGTGGGATTCTACCCAACAGAAAGAAGTACCAACTGCTGTAGATTGTTTTGTTGAACTGCACAATGCTGAAGTTGGTATTGCTGTAGAACAACAAATTGTAGATAAGTCTGAGAAAGGTAACGGTGGTAAGTATTTCCCTACCGGTGAAACCCGTGAACAGAACGAAATCACAAAGTTCTTTGATGCTGCTACCAAAAAGACAGTAACTGAGATGTTAGGTAACTCAGAAGCTTCTTTTGCTGGTAAATGGTTAGAAAAGAACAAAGACAAGGTAATTGACAAAGAATCGAAGGAATCTAAGGAACTTCGTAAGAACGGTAAAGCCACTAAAGCAGTCTTACCTGCTGCTGGTGGTGCTACTGAACCTGCTGAAGACCTGTTTGGTGATTAATCGATCCTAGTCAATCCTAGCCCCTTTATTGGGGCTTTTTTATTTATGGTGACGTATGGCCCGTACACTAAAGATCTTAGGTATTGACCCAAGCATGAATAACTTTGGTTATGCCGCTGCCACATTCGATTTAGACACGCAGGAACTGGTATATACGTCGATAGCGTTAAACAGTCCTGCCAAACCCTCAAAGAAAAAAACAGTGCGTCAAAACAGCATAGATTTAGATTTGGCTCGTGATCACTTCAAAGCCTTAACTAAATTTGTAGACAGATTTGACATTGTTTGTGTAGAGATTCCTGTAGGTAGTCAAACAGCTCGTGCAATGGCTTCTTATGGAATTTGTATTGGTCTTCTTGCTTCTATTGGTAAACCACTTATTCAGGTTACACCGATAGAGGTAAAGCTTGCAGCTACCGATAACAAGAAAGCTACCAAGCGAGAAATGATTAATTGGGCTTTTTCTCAAAATTCTCAATTAAAATGGTTGACTCGTACATCCAACGGCGATAATATACTTATCGACAACAACGAACACATGGCAGATGCAATGGCAGCAATCAAAGCTGGTATATCTACCGATGAGTTCAAAACAATACTCTTAAGTAAATAAAGGAAAACATCATGCGTATTACTCTGAAACAAACTGAAATTCAAGCTGCTCTGGTTGGTTATGTTGCTGGTCTGGGTGTTGGTGGTGATGCAGTTCAAACTGCTCAAGTCGTATTCACCAAAGGTCGTAAAGGTAATGGCCTGACTGCTGAAATCGTTATCGGTGAAGCTCTGGAAGCCGATGAAGTTGAATCAGAAGCAACTGACTCAGCTGAAGCTACTGAAGCTGCTGTAGAAGCTCCTGCTGCTGCTAAAGTAGAACCAGAAGACGCATTTGCTTAATAAGCAAATAAACGAAGAAGCCGCTTAATTGCGGCTTTTTTGTATCTTTAATTTGTTGGAGTACAAGTAATGCCTGAAGAAACTAAACAAGTTGACACAGTAAACAAAACTGAACCAACTACAGTAGTTACTGTTGATCCTGCTCTTGAAGGTGCAGAAGAAACTGTAACTATGCAAGTTACTCAATCTGATGATGTTGGTGATCAAGAATCACCAGTTGTTCTTGAAGATTGGCAACAACGTATGTTAGATGAAATGTCTGAACTAGAAGAGCGTATTATTAAAGCAAACGCTTATGTAGTTAACTTAGACCGAGATTCTATTGATCATCGTCAATTACAAAACCAAATCCAGGCTATGCGTGAGTATCGCCAAGCATTAGGTTTACGTATTGCTCGGTTAGTACCACAACAATGATTAAAACTATCAGGAAGATAATTCTTGGTATTTTTGGTGGAGTGGCTATCGTTTTACTGATAGCCGCTATACTTGCTGCTATATGGGTTGCTGCTTACATTGGTGTAGCAATAACTATCTTCTTAATAGGTTACTTCCTTGTAACCCAGTACATCGAATACAAATCAGATGTTGTTAAAAAGGTGAATCCCAAATAAAGTGTCTACATGATCCAATGGATCAGCAAACTTAGCTTCAATCGTATTTGGCATCACAACTGCACCATCAAATATATCAGCAATGTTTATTCCTAAGATTTGTTGCACTAAGAACAATGACAACACGTTACCAGTTCTTTCTGTTAACTGTCTTAGGATAACTTTCTGAATACGTATAAAGAACTTACTAAACATAACTAAACCCATGTCATTCAGATACTGAATACTCTTATGTGTTGGTAAGTCATAGTTAACAAATGTTTCTACAATATTATTGATAGAATCTTCCTCACTCATTTTTTGTTTGGTTAAGTTGTGTTGATGCAACGTAAACCGAGCAACAAAGTCACTAATCTGTGTAGCATTACGCATTGCTTTATAAAGTTGCGTATCATGTGTTACAAACAGAATCTTACTCATGTCTTTGATAACATCAGGTATTTTAGATGTAAGTGGATAAGTTACCTTTTCCAATTTACTCTGATAACTGAATGTATCCTCATCCATGTCCACATCTTCAACAATCGTCTGATAAATACCTTCTTGAACCAATGAATAAACTGGGTTTGTGCTAATACTGTTTTCCAGTAAAGCAATCTCACGTTTCATCTTGGCAGCTTCAGTAACAGACAGATTATTTTTGTTTTCCAATTCCAACTTCAAACTATCCAACTTGTTTTTATCTTTCTGGTATTTATTAGCACCTTTCCATGCAATAGAGTGGTACTTAAGAATATCACTGAAAGAAACACCTTCAGTCATCAGTACTGCAAAGTTAGAGATAACGTTACCAACTAAAGTAGCACCTGTCTTAACAACAATAGTATCTTTAGCCATACGTACAATTTCTTGCCATACTTCTTCACCTTGATGTACTAAAGGTTTCTGTAACAACTCAAGTACATGTCTTGCTGCGTAGTTAAGCATCTTGTTCTGTACTTTACTTTGTTCCTGTAGCTTCTCAGCCCACTCACCCACAGTAAACTTACGGAAACCAAAGATTAAACGTAAGTCTTTCTTCTTAACATATAATCCCTTAGTACCAAATAACTTAGTAGCTTCAATACGCATTTCTTCTGGAAGAGTAAACCATAACTCTTTCATTGCTGGATCAGTACTGTTAATACCAACTAACACAAACTCTTTAGGTGACTTAACAAACTCTGCATCAAACTCTTGCTTTAAAGTCTCAACTACAACACTGTTAATTGTTTTAGTATTAGCTTTATCTTTAATTTGTGCAGTCATACCAGATAAAATGTCATCAAAAGAATTGTGTCTTTTTAACAACTTTTCTTTATTAGCATCTGACATTTCATACCGGTAATTTACTACATCACCATCTAAGTTAAATACAGGTGTTAACAATACAGTCTTAGTATTACCTGATGCAGTCATACCTACGTTACTTGCAATTTCCATATCTTTATTAATTGCTTGGATATTTAAATAAGCATCCAAACCAATATTAGTACTCATAGTATCTTTGTTAACAAAACCATCCAGTATATCTGTACCCATGCTTTGTTTAGAAGTCAGGGATACAATACCAGCAGAGTTAGTTGCTAACTTAGCAGCAGTGTTACGGTATATCTCCATTTTTGATCCATTAGGATCACGCACATCACCATAGATATATTGTTGAGTTGGTTTGTATCCTGCTTTAACTAACTCTGCAATTTTAACAAAATCAGTTACGTCAACTACTTGTACTGCAATATTAGGATCAGTAATTTCTTTGACATACCCTTTACGCATCAATGCTGGATTACCATCAAAGTTTTCATTACGTGAATCTACTTTGTAGTTACGGTGATGTTCCATAGTAAAACTCAAACCATTGTTGTTTAGTGTTTTACCAGAAGCTACTTCTTTATCAAAAATAGATACCACGTTAGCTTTAACTTTAGAATCAACTAAGTTCAGAGCCATTAAAGTAACTAATTCATCAACATCTTTTTCTAATTGGTTGTTGTCTACCTTATTATCTTGCATACGTTTCTTGATAATTGGATTACCAAAGCCGTTAGCAATTTGATAAGCATTCAATCCTTGATTACCACGAATCTCAGTTCCAGTGATCATCTTATTAGATAAACCAGTACTTTGGTCTAATACCCAACGACCAACACCTTGAGTATACGTTTTCTTAATTAAAGCTTGTTTATCTTCAATTACTTTAGTTAACTTGGATTCATCTTTTAATAAATCATAGATTTCATCATAAGTGTAACCATATTCCAGTAACGCAGTTAAATCAGTTTTTAATACTGCTTTAGTAATAGCAGCTTTCTCTTCTTTATTTAAAGTGTAGCTGTACTGCTCATTAAGAGTATTCTTAACAGTAGTTGCTACATGCTTACGTAATTGGTCAATATGTTTATTAGATAAACGTAATAACTTATGCCAGTGTTTATTTTTAGATGTAACACCTGCAATTTCCTGAGCTAACGACAAAGCAAAGTTATCTTGGGTCATATTTAAACGACTACGTGTTTGACGTAACGCTTTAGCCCAAGTACCTGCTTTACTGTTACCAGCAACAGCAATTGCCTTAGTAGTCACACGAACAACAGTATTCTTGCTGTTTTTGAATCGTGAGCTATTAGCAGCTGCAACAATCGGTGCTACTACCCATGCTTTAAGCTTAGCGGTTGAGGCTGTGCTGAACGCTAACACCGCATCTATACCTTGCATCACTTTGCTTTGATGTTTCACCTGAACGCCAGCCAGAGCCGATACAAGCGTTGCCAACTGAGCATCTACTTTCTTCCCGGCAATGTTCAACACCCGGTCAGTCAGCTTATCCATAGCAAACTGAATCATGTCCAGTAATGCATTAACTATGCTGTCAAATTTCTGGATTAACCATGTATTTGATTTAGTTTTACTGTGTTCTGGTCTTAATTTAGTTTTAAGAGCCATAAGTACATTTGGTTTATTTAATGCTTTCATAAAGGCAGCATTAGTAGTACCAAAGGCAACAAACTCTTCTAACGCACTATTTGTCTTAGTAGTAGTAACAATTCCTGTAGCGGGATCAGTAATCTTACGTACACGTACCGTTGTGTTATTAAAGATATAATTTAATCTATCTGTAGCATCATCAATCTGTTCTTGTGTTGGATTACTGATAGTATTACCAGCTTGATCCAAAGATAAAAAATCTTTATAAGTAATGTCACCACTATCCACTAAATCTTTTACTGCGTTGAACATAGCAGTAATACGTTTTACTTCTACAGCACCTGATGATAAAGCATGTCCAATAATGTTATGGATCATTTCATGTACATAAACTTCTTGTGCAGATAAACCGTACTCAAAATCACCAACACTTGTAGCAATTTCAATTTGGCGTTTACCATTAACATCCTGCATGAATCTACCACGAGTAGCTTCATCTACAGTACCTAACACAACTAACGTAGGTTGTAATACTTTATTAATCATTTCTGATAAAACAGAACGTAAGTGTTCTTTATGTTCTGTATTGTCTTCTACACTACCTAATGTTTCCAGTTGATTAAAAATATCCATTGAGTTATCAACAGTTGCGTTATAAGTCTGTGCTTGTGAAAAGTCTTCAGTTCCTTTAGTTACATCCTGAGAACCTAACAAATCTTTCATTTCCTTAAACACATCTTGTACAACTTCTTCAACAACTACTTCATCAGTATCAATAACACTATTACCAGTTAAATAAGCACCATTAGGTTTATCATATTGAGATATGGTACTAACTTTTAAAGATGAACGTAACTTATTAGACATTTCAATATTTAATTCAATCTGATCTTTTACTTCAGTTGGATTAAGTGTTTGATCATATCTATCTGTCATTCTGTTTAATTTATCTTCAATACCATATGCTTGTGCTGCTTTAATTGCATTATCTAACATTAACTCTACAGAAGTCTCAATGTTATAATTACCCATAACCATTTGGTTATAAGCTTTGTTTATTGCTGTGGTATTATTATCAGCATCTGCAATAGTTGAGCCAATAGCATCATGTACGTTCAAGCCAACTACTTCAGACAATGCACCAAACATAGTATGAGCATCCAACATCTGAACAGCAGTAGGAATACCACTAGCACCCGGTTCTTCTAAAGCAATAGCACTAGCGTTGACAGTACGTTGCTTATTACCGTTACTACCAATTTTACCTGCGTACTCTTGTACTACAGCAAATGCTTTAGCTTTTGCATCAGTTTTATAACCTTTGCGCTTCTTCTCTTTAAATAACAGAATACCTTCACTGTTATCTTTAGAAGTAGGAGTAGCAAGTACAGGCCAGTATGGTTTGAGTTGATTAATTAATTCATCACGTTGATCTTTAGATAAACTACTAACACCCAGCTCAGCTAACTTATTTTTCTCTTCAATGTCATAAATTTCTTTAAACACACGGAAAGCATAAGTAATAGCTTGGTTTGCTGTTTGACGATTATCAAGCAATCTACCATACACAGAATACATAGCATTATCTAATGTAGGGCCATACACCATAGCAATAACATGCTTTAAGCCTTCTTCAGCAGTTACTTTAATTTGCTTACCTTCCATTGTAGTAATTGTGTATTTATCTTTAATATTTGACAGTTGCCATTCTAATGGACTATCCATATCAAAGTTAGCATTAAACAATACGTTTAAAGCTTTAACGATACGTTCTTTGTTATTAGTTCCTTTATTAACATCATTTTCTAATTGATCGTACATTCTTTCAATAATACCATCAGATACTTTATCTAAAATAGAATCTAAGCCGGCATTATAAATAGATGTCATTGTAGGAGACTTAGCCATATCACGACCAAGCTTTTCAACTTCACCTAATGTATTAGTCAAATCACCTACTAAAGATGTAATTGCATTTACACCTTCTAAAGCTTTCTCATTTGAACCAAAGAAATTAATTAAATAACCTAATTTCTTAGCTGTACCTTTCTCAGTTTTAAACTTAGCAAACAAAGTAGTGTACTCAATATCAGATTTACTGATATAGCCTTTTAACTCATTTACGGCAGCACCCCATCGACTAGCAAGTACTTGGTATGAATCCATGTTACCTTGTTGTGCTTGGTATTCTAAATATGAGCCATATTCATTATTTTCATACACACCTGTACGTTGCATTGCTTGTTTAAACTGTTCTTTAGTTCTTGCACCAGCAAACTGCCATAAACTAATTGCTACACCGTTAGCGACACCATCTGATTCAAATAACAGATCTGTTTCAAACACTTTGTTGTTTACTGATTTAGCATAAGCAATCAAACCATGATAAGCATGATAATTAGTACCAAGCTTCTTCACAGCATTAACTAATACCTGTTCACTCATATTACCAGCAACAAGCATATCAACAGCTGCTTTAACTTCTGGGATAGTTAACTTAGCATTTAAAGCATCATCATTCTGAATGTTTTCCCATTTCAGTTTAATATCGAATGCTTCCATTAATGCCATACGGAAAGTCTTAATATGAGCATCATTAGTTAAATCAACAGTCTTATTACCATTCTTCAAACCAATTAAACGACGAATCATTTTATTAGTCTGTGGATTAATAGTACTGCTCTTATAACCCATACGTAAGTTCTTCCATACCTCTACAGGTAAGTAGAAATCTTTACCATCAGCATTCTTAACAAAGTCATCAAACTTTTTAATAACACGAGTGATACTCTTGTTATTTGCTGCCATAGTTTCACGTTTACTCACATGAGCATGAGCAATCTCTTCTTCAGTAGCAAAGCCTGCAATAGCTTGTTTAGCTTCAACAGATAACTTGTTATATGATTCAAAAGTATCAGCTAATTGCCAAGGTTCTTGACTCATCTTATTAATAGCTTGGTTCTGTTTTACTGATTGAGATTGACGACTACGTTTAACTTTCTTACCTTGTTCTTTAGGTTGAACAAGTAAAGGTTCTTTATCTAATGGCTCAATGTCAAAGATGTTATTAATAACTGGTTTAAAACCTTCAATCATATTATCAGGATCATCTTTCTCAGCACGTAACAAATCTTTTGACTTAACAACAGATTCAATCAAATCTTCATACTCAAATGACTTACCTGTAGCTTCATCAGTAGCTGTCCACATTTGTGTTACTGGGCGGATATAATGTACTTGTAAATAACCACTTAACTTTTCAGGTAAGAATTTATCTATAGTAGCTTCATCAAAACCCATTTCTAAATAAGCATCACGACCATAGCTTGTTAATTTCATTAAGCCAGCATCTTCAAGCATAGATACAATAAACGTACCTAATGAAGCACTCATTGTTGCTTCTTCTGCTTCAGAGATATTGGTTTTATATTTTAAACCAATAGAACTAACTAACTGATCACCCATTGATTCAGCTACTACATTTAAAGTAATACCTACATAACGCATAGCATTACGTATTTGTGGTGATACTTCTTCTTCATCTTCCATGTTTAAGATATTACGAATAGCATCATCGTCGTTATCTATTAAGTCAGAAGCAGATTCGGTCATATAGTTATAAGCTACACCTGCCATAGCAGTAACCATAGCATCATCTAACTTACCTTCAGCATTAGTGAAATAACCCATAAAGTTATTATTAACAACCATTGCTTTTTCTGTATAAGGAGCTTTAAATAACTTCTCTACACTTGCTTTAAATTTTTTATGGAAATCTACAAAATTATCTAATACTTCTTGGCTTGAGTTACTTTGTACACCAAACTCATCTGAACGTTCTTGAATAGCTTCAATTAAATTACCTGTAGTATTAAACAAAGTATTTTTATCTACTGTATTAAAGAAACGAGCAATACCATTATCATAAATCTTATTAGTGATTATTGATTTGTTAGCTTTGAAAGCAAATACTTTTTTAACTGCATTAGCTCCAGCTACATAATCAGAATCTGTTTCTATCATATCAACAGTACGATTTAATGCATCCTTGGCACCACGAGCATAATTACCTACACGTTTACGCGCTTCAGCAATACCTTTGGTTTTTAATGCAGTAAATACATCATTACCAAATTTAACTAATGAATCACGTAATTTTGTTTTATTACCATAATTACCAGTAGCTTTAATAGCTTCATTAACTGGTTGTACTACATCTTTGTTAACCAGATCACGTATTTCATTTTTACGTTCTTCTGCTTTCTTAAGTGCTTCTTCTTTCTGTTCTAACTTCTTCTGTAAACGTTTTTTCTTTTTATTGACTTCTCTTTGTCTATCTTCACGTTCTTTCATACTAATATGAATAGGCGGTGTAGTTGGTTTTTCTGGTTTAGTTTCATTACTAAAACTATCTGCGTACTCTTCAGCCTCAGATAATTCTTTCTTTACTGGTTCTGTTGTTTCGTCAGCTTTCGCCTCCGTTGCTGTCGCAGCTTCGCTGCTGGCAACTGGCTTAGCTTCCTCAACAGGAGCAGGCACCGGAGTAGCTACAGAAGCTTCTTTTGGTTCACCCATAGGAATGCCCGGCTGTGGCTTAGCAACCGCTACAGGCTCTTTTACAGCTTCAGGGATCACAGTAGCTTTAGGTGCTTTAAGCGCCTGTACTGGCTTACCAGACTGGTGGCCCAATACCGCTGCCATCACCTTATGAGCTTTGTTTAATGCCTTAGCTTCGCTTACAACGAGGCTGACCATACCTGATTTATCTGAACCACGATGAATAGAATCGGTTGGTTTCAAATTGTATTTAGTTTGGTAGTTCTTAGTGGCTTCTTGGTATCTTTGTGAATTACCTTCACTATTATGAAGTTTCATCAATGCTGTCATGTCAGCTGCTTTACCAGCTTGCAATGTAGCAAGGTTAGCTAACATATCTGCTGCTTTAGTTGCAGCTTCTACATTACCTGTGCCAATAGCTGCTTCAAAGCGTCTACGATAATCATTTAAACCTAAAAAGCCTTTACCACCTTTAATTACATCCTGATTAACTTGTTGTGTTGCTTTACGTGGAATAGCTTCCACTTCTTCAATAGCTTTATTAGCTTCTATTTGAGCATCAACAATACTACGAGTACTTTCAGAAACTACTGGAGCCAATTGAATTAATTGATCTTGTGTAAATGAATTAGGTGAAGAGCCTAAAGCACGAACAATAGTTCCTTCTTTCTCATCATCAATATTTTCTAAATCACCAATAATAGGATCAATCTGATCTTTAACTATTTTATTTTTAACTAACTCAGTTGTCTGAGATAACTCTTGTTGTTCAGTAGATAATTTATCTTTATCTTCTGCTTCTAATGAAGCATAGTAATTTCCAGCAAATTCAGCAATCTTAGCTTGCTGTTCTACTGGTACTTTACCTATAACATCATCACTAAGTAACATATTGATTTTTTCTTCCATACTAAAATTAGTATTAGAAGTTAATTTATCAAAGTTACCTGTTGTAGCTGCTTCCATTACTTCAGTATTAATTTGTTGAGCATTAGCTAACTTAGTAGCTTGGTCTTGTACTTTGGCTAAACCCTTATCAACTTTATCAGCTAATACAGAACCAGCATTAGCAGTACCACTTAGAGCAGCGGTACTTACTACAGCACCAGCTAATCCAGTAGCAACAGCTGAACCTAAGTTCTCTGTTAATGTCTGGTTCTTATCTACATAAGTCTTTTCAGTTAAGTTAGCTACTGTATTACTAGATGCTGACTGTAATGATTCTTCTAATGCTTCTTTGCCAATTGCAGTTAAAGTATCTGAACCAACAAATAAATCTTTCTCTAGTTTAGCAGCACCAGTAACTTTACTTGCTACACCAGCTAATACAGCAGTTAATCCTAAGTTAGATTGAAATACAGAATCAGCAATCATTTGTTTTGCTTTATCTGTACCATACTTATCTTCTAACTCTCTGAACTTAGGAGAAGTTTCACGTAATGCACTTGGATCAGTTTCCAGTACTTTTTCTTTCTCAGAATAAGCTTGTGAGAAACCTTCCAGTCCAGCAGTACCAATCACTGCACCGGCTTCACCTAACTTATCTAATTTGCCTGAAGCAATCAGTTCAGCAATATCTTCAGGCTTAGCATTCTTAATTGCAGCTTTTGTTAAACCTTTTGACACAGCAGCAGGTACTGTAAAAGCTAAAGCGGATGAAAGAGCAACATCAGCTAAAGCAGATGGGTTATCAACTAATGCTACTAAGTTCTCACTCAATTCTGAACCAACAGAACTAGCTGTATCCCACCAAGTAGCTTTATCACCTAAAGCAGCTGTAGCAGTCTCATTTGCTCTCTTAACAGCAGCAACACGATCTTGAATATTTTTTTGTTGAGCTTGTACTTTGGTAGACATTTGTTTGTCTAAATCTTCTGCTTTAGGAATAGCAGTGTCTTTACCAAGCACAGCACCCATAGCTCGGTTTAATTTATTACCAAAGTTATCTGTAGCACCAGAACCAGCTAAATCAGCAAAGCCTAAAGCCGCTTCACCAATTAAAGAAGCATTCTTAGCTAAACTTAGTCCAGTATCTGAAGCAATCTCACTAACACTACGATCACGTTTACGTTCATAGTTTTGATTAATTTCAGCTTGTTTTCTTTCATTAGTAGCACGTTGATTACGTAAGTATTCAACATCAATATCTATTAATGATGTTCCTTCAGGAAAAGACTTTGCAAAATCAACATAAGAAACTAAATCCGTATTAACTGGTACAGTAGGATCAGTTTCTTGTTTTAATTTAATTTGTTTATTAGTGGAGGCGTTACTAACACTGATTTGTTTGTTAGTAGTGTTTTGAAGTTGTTGTTGTTTGGTTTGAGAACCAATAACAACTTTTGATTCACGGGTAGGAGTATTACCTTCTGTCAATAACAGTTGGCGCAACTCTTCTCCGGTTTGAGGAGTGTTGTTTTCCATTGTTTCACCTGCGATGTTACCCAGCTGGGCAGATAAATCCAGTATAAAACAACAATAAAAAAAGCACCACTAAAACCATAGTGGTGCCTGAAATTGGGAGATCCTATGTCGAGCAATACTGCCGTCGCAGTAATTACAAATTAGCTTTGTTTTTATGAAGTGTCAATTATTTTTTCTTACTTGTACCATAACCATGTTTTTCAGCAAGAGATAAATAATCTAATTTTTTCGGTAAAGATGCCTCTAATTTAGAAATGTCATCAATTGTTTGCATTAATTCATTTTCCCAATTAATAAACTCTTTTCCTTTTCTTGCTTCATCATATCCTTTTTGTCCACCATTAAAATCAAGTGTTCCTAAGTTTTGTTGAGCAACATCTATTTTGTTGTTTAGTTCAGCAAGTCTTAATTTTTTTGCAGCTATTTGTGAAGCTACGTTATTCATATCTCTTTCTTCAGTTAGTATATCTTTTTCCAGTGTTTTGTACTGCTTAGTGTTATCTTTGTATGTTTGAAGCTTTTCACTAAATTTTTTGATGTTATTAATACTTTGATCCAAAGCTGATTCATCTAACTTACCTTCGCTATTTTTTTGTAAATTAGATAATGCTGCATCCATTGCAATAGGATCAACTTCATCCATATCAACACCACGTTCTTTAAGTTTATTTCTTACATAATCATCAACACTATCAGCTTCTTTTTCAGTAATTTCAAATCCCCAATCAGCACCTTGAATGCCTAGTTCACGGACTTTATTTGCTAAAACTGCTGTAGAAGTACCTAACGTATTAATTAACTTTTGTCTTTCCCCACCTATAGAACTTCTGTAGGCCATTACTGAAGGATCTTCTTGAGGATGTTCTTCTTTAATCCTTTGTAATAACATTTTAGCTTCTTCACTTTTCTTAGTGTTTGCTAAAACACGATTATTATTATCTAAATCTATTTCTAATTGTTTATCTTTAGGTAAAGCGTTAAACGCTTCTGATTGTGTAATAGCAGTTGTAAATGCTTGTAAACCTTCAGGTGTCCGTATACGAGCAGCTGCATCAGCAGTATTCATTTTACCTGTGCTAATATCTTTAACTAAATTAAAAGCATCTACTTCAGCTTGTCTGTCACTACTAGCTTGATCAAATGTTTTTTGTGCTCTTGTTTCCTGATTTTGCTGTAAATTACGATTAAATTGTTGTTCATCAAAATCTTGACGAGCTTTACCAAGAAATGATGCATCACGTAACTTAGGTGTATAGAATGCTTCTATTTCAGCCATCTTAGCTTTATCACCAGATGCAACAGCTGCTGCCATAGCTTCTTTGGCTTCACCGACAATAGGTGCTTCTTCAGCTAATAACTTAGACTCATTAAATTTAATATCATTTAATTGGTTCTGTTGAATAACACCACGTTGATTAATACCTGCTTGTGCAACAGCTCCTGCATCAATGTCTTCACCCCACTTACCTTTAAGAGATTCAAACGTTAAAGCAGGTGCAGCTGCATCTAACTGCCCTAAATCACGCATAGCAGCAATTTCAGTCAAAGCACGAGCAGTATTATCTGCTTTGAGCTTTGCTTTCTGTTGCTGATATTGTTTAGTTTGATCACCTGCAAACTGAGTAAACAGGTCTGTACCTTGCTTCAGGCGATCACCGGCAGCATCCATTGCAGCCGCAGCACCTGAGAAGTTTGGGCCAGCCATTTGCCGCCATGTGATAACCTCAGCCATTATCCACCTGCCTTGCCTGAAACAGCGTATTTGCTCATGAACTCACTGACAGGTACTGTGCTAGTACCTTCCTTTAAGCGTCGATTCTGGCGTGTCTCAAGACGTTCATTCACTGACTTAGCTTGGTTAGCCAGATCAGTAGCGGCATATTCAGACTGTTGCCGGAACATATCCTTTGCCAGCTTCATCTGCTTGAGGCCCAGAAAGCTCTGTAACGCACCAGCACCGATTTGAGCAGCAGGCATAGCCCAACCACCTTGCCCAAACATAGATTCTCGGCTAAGCAGATCTGTGGACAGTCCAGGCGATCCCTGCGCACCTACAGAAGATGCACCACCAATACCCCCAAACTTATTTAGGTCCCAACCTAAAATAGAACTAATATTTGTACCATCATAAGCCATTTTTTAATTACTCCATCCAGTTGCTAAACTTGATTTTAGCGCGTTTTCATAGAAATAGAAAATCTGATCATACACCTGTACTCCCGGATTTTTGTTATAAACAGTTCGTTCAAAAAACTCAGATGCTGTTTCATTAGGATTAAAGTAACCACCACCTTTACGTATATCAAAGTAGTTAATATCCGCTGAACCTAGCATGTCATATGCTTCTTTAATTTCTTCTTTCTTTTCTTTAATTGATTTAGTTAAATCAGTTAAATCAGAAACAATCTTGTTGTATTCATCTAAAAACAACTCATTACTTGCTTGTATTGTAGCAGTAGATAAGTTTAAAAAATCAGTTGCTAGGTTAGCACCAAACATCTTTAGTTGTGGATTAACAAAACTGTATATTGCTAAAGCTACTGCAAATATTGCAGCTAACTCACCACCAACCATATTTACAAATAACCTAGCTCCCTCTAAGTAAATCATGTTAACTATAATCGATGTAGCTACAGATACAGCAGTAGTCCATGATAATCCGGTAGATAAGATGCTACCCCAATCACCAAAGTATATAGCTATTACTATTGCTGCAATAGTTATCAGTGTTTTAAAGAATCCTCTTTGATACCACTTAATGTAAGTAATCTGTACAGCATACACAATTATGTGTAGACAATCTTGTACTAGCTGATCTTTCATTAAAAAAGGAATCTTTTTAACAATATCTTTTTGTAATGGTATATAAAATCCAGTCTTTCTATCATCATCAGATAAATCAGCTAAAGTTGTGCTATATAACTCACCTTCATAAACATCTACTATATGTTCTAAACCATGTACTGTTATTGTTTCTATTTGAGTGCTTGTAACTTGTTTAACTATTGTAAGTGCACTTTCTTCAAAATCAAAATCATTTAATATAAATCTAGGAGCAGTAGTTATATTAATAGTAATTGAACCAACAGAATTACTACTACTTGTGCTGGTAGTTTTATCTATGTAGTTCCATAACAAACGTATATTGAAATCAGCTTCTTTAATTGTCAAAGCTTCTTGTGGTGTATCTCTACTGCCTTTGTTTACATACCAGTCATTAAATACAGTTTTAGTTACTTGTTGTTTGCTATGTAAGTCTTTAAACAATTCCCACAAATAATTCCTTGTAGCTTCAGATGGGTTATGTAAGTTGGCAAAAAACCCAACAAAACACTCATCTATATTTTCAGGATTATTACCATCCTCAGTACTCATAATAGCACTAGTTAAGTTATCTAATGTCAAACCCAACAACTCAAGCATTTTGCTTACATCTGTTTTGAGTTGATTATTTAAAGTACTTACATTTACTTTGTTTTGTCTAATTGGAACCAATGGATAAAATGGACTTGTGTAACCATCACGTAAAACAGTATCTAACTCTGGATATGCATTAGAGTTAATGTCGTAATACCAATAGCGTATTGCTTCAGGCAATATGTCTTTTACTAGTTTGTATTTAACAGATAAGTACGTATTTTCTTCATTAACTGTAAATGGTAATGTATATGTTGTACTTTCCAAAGGCGGAATAGGATCTGTAGGAAGTAAAGGAGCCTTTTGTATATCAACAGCCACAGTAATGGTATTTACAGTATTAATAGTAATTGTTTTTACAGTTACTTTAGTGTTTAAAGGATATACAATTGGAGGTTTACTTAATTGTAATGAAGTTGGATCATAACCATAAATATCTTGTAATGTACGATATGCAAATGTAGTACGATCAGCAAAACCTACCTTAACTTCAACTACTGTTACACTTTGTGCAAATATACGTCCAAGTACCGCACCAAGATCAATTAAGTCAATATTACAATAGTTTTTAAAACCTTCAGGTAAACCGTTAACGTATTTATTTTTACCATAGCGGTAATAGTTCTGTGCTTTACTATAGAAGTTATTTCTGGCTTCTTTCTGTAATACTTGATTAAAATCACTTTTACCGAACACAGATGATAACACTACTTGTTGATATGGGTTTGTTACCTTATCAATTACTTTTACTGCACTTACACCTACAGTTACTTTTTTCTTTTTAGAGAATATACCCATAATGTAATAAGGGAGCCTTTAGCTCCCTTCTCCGTAATTATGTTTGTTTACTGCCATTGTGGTGGAATTGGTGTAGCATCTGGATCAGTTGTTCGAGCCACAGACCAAACATCTGCTTTAATCTTTTCACGTTTAATGGATGCATCTTCTGCAAACCCTAAGCGCTGTGCTTCATACAATTCAACTTGTTTACCAATTAAACCACCAACAGTACCTGTAGTTTGTGCATTTTCTGTAGTTACTTTAGCTGTCAGTAATGCAATTTCAGAAGTAATCTTATCTCTGTTCTTTTGAGACAAGTTAACTTGTTCTTCTACAAGTAAAGCGTTTTTACTTATTAATGTAACTTCCTGTGTTAATTTCTGACCATCAATAACTAAATTAGCTTTCTGTTGTACAGCTAAATCTTTTTGCGCTGTAATTAACAGTAACTCTTGAGCCATGTTTAATACTTTCTGGTTTTCTGTAGCTACTTGTTTATCCAACAATGCTTGTTGTTTAGCGACAGTGGTTTTTTCCAGATTCATTAAATCAATTTTAGCATCCAGCTCTAATTTGTTTTTTTCCAAAATATCTTTGTTTAAAACTAGAATATCTTTCTCTAATTTTAATTTTTCAAGAACAACTGCTTGTTGTTGTTTTTCTAAATCTAAAATCTGTAATTTGTAATTTAACTCATCACGAGTAAACAAAAACTGCATAGATTGGTTTAAGGTAGCAGTTAAGCTACCTAATACCACTTCTGCATACTCACTACCTTTCAATTTACCGGTAGTAAACTCTCCTGTTACTTCCTTTTTTACTTTGTCATAAAGAATGTCAAATACACCTGTTCCTGCACCATGATCAGGATTAGTTGTAATATCGGTAATTGAAATAGTAGGAATAGTCATAATTACACGCCACCACGCATAGCTTGTTGTTGACGAAGATCATCTAACTCTTCTTCAGTCAAAGGAGGAAGAATAGTTACAGCGTATTCTTTAATTTGGTATGGGTCTGTGTGTTTACGCCCATACTGGTCTTTACGTTCTTTATAAGCAGTACATACACGATCTTGGATCATATCTAAGATACATTGTTCAACATGCCAATCAACGTTGAATGGAACTACACGTTTTGCAGCTAAGATGTCATTCTGTACAGAGAACAACTCATTATCCCATTCTTTCTTGTTTGGATTCATACAAGAGATACGTACACGAACCAAACGAAGTGCATTCTTACGGATGTAGTTAATTCGTTGATCTTCAGCCATCTTTAATGCAGCAGCAGAAGGTACAAATTCGCTATTAATATTAACTGTAATATTTTGTGTTGGTTCAGGTGTACCATTCAATTTAGCATTCACTTTATCACGTAAAGCATCTACACCAATTGAAGGATGGTAAGTAATACCCATTTGATCAGCACGTTGTTTCAAAATTTCCAACTCAGTTGGTGTTGTTGTTGTTTCGGTCATTTTTGATGTTACCTTTGTTTAGAGAAAAAAGCCCATCACTGGGATGGGCTTAAGAGTAAATCACTTATTACCATTTGGCAACAGTGAAGTATACAGCGATACGTTCTGGACGCAGTACCATTGAACCATAGTACCATTTGATAGACATGAAGCCTAATTCACCAAATGGATCACTTACACGGTCAGCAGTTTCTAAGCCCGGTTTTTTGTGGTAAATAGTGAACTTAGTAGATTTACCATCAGTTTGGAAACCAACTGTAGTAAATGCTTCAGAACCTACAACCAACATTGGGAATACATCGTACTTACCGTTAGTGTTACGATATACACCACCGTTAGTAGCTACGTTAGCACCAGCACCCGGATAGTTCATCATTTCTTCAACAACAACTACACGGAAGTCAGCAATTGCACCTACTTCGCCTTCTACTGGAGTAGTAGCAGCACCGTATTTCTCAACTGGGATAAATGCCGGTTGGTTGAACGGGTCTACCAGTTCACGCAGTGTAGGCACCAGTTCTGGGCCAATGTGAATGAAACGAGCTGCCGGAACAACTTTAGTATCATTCATTGTAGAACCAGTGATCATTTTCGTTGATTTAGGGCAACGGTTCATATCCAGTTCTACAGACAGACGACTTAAGCCAGAATAGCTAACTAAAGACGCTTGAGCTGGAGTACCTTCACCAGTTACACCTGCACGGTTTACAGCACTACCACCGTAACGACGAACACCAGCAGCAGCTAACAGATCCATCTGAATCAGGTCTTCATTGATTTCGTTAGCACCATTGATCATTTCACGGGTTACATGCTCTTCCAGCATATCATCGTTATCAAAATCCAATGATTCTTGAGTATATTCAGAGAAAAAACCAAACTTACGTAAAGTACCTTCAATTTCAATACGTTTGAAACCAACTTTGTTTACACGACCACCGTTCTCAGTCAGAGTCGGTAAACGTGCAGTAATGTAGCCCGGATCTTTAGAAGAGCCATACAAGTTACCATGACCGTTTACAGCAGTAATTGTGTCATTAATAGTAAAACCTGCTGTAACAGCATTAGGACGAGCAGCTGCGTAATCAACACCAGCAATGTTGTACTTATATTTCAGTAAGTTGAAAGCCAACACTTTAGCGTTATTTAATGCATCTGTTGCGTTAGTTGTAGCGTTACCAACAACGTAATCAGATACATATGGCCCCATTGCTGTACCGTTAGTTGGGGTATCTGGTGGGGTAATAACAATAGTTGCTTCAAAACCAGTAGATAAACCAGCAGCATCCAAACCTTGGTCGTTAATGTTCGCATCATCCAGTAATGGCAGATAATGGAAGCGTTTAATTGTTTTACCCATGTGTTTAGGCATAGATGTGACATCTGCCAAACGAGAGAAGAACATTTGTTTTTTGGCTTCAATAAGAGCCTTCTTAATGAAGTAGTTCGTCTTATTCTGTACGCCAATGGTAGAGTTACTACCGTTACCATATTTCATAGTCATGATTTAACACCTTAACCAAACTGTTTTAGGAATTCTTCATCTGACATTGCTAATGGGTTAAAGTCAGAATCCGCATTTGTTTTCTTGGTAGCACCAGTTACAGGGGCTACTGCTTTTTTACGATCATTTAAAGAATTTTGTGTACTTTGTTTTTTAATTGGTGGTTTATTACTTGCTGCTGGAGCTTTTTGCTGTTTGTCTTCTTCAGGAGAATAAAACTTGGCCAATGCACCAGAATTATGTAATTGCGTACCAACTAAATCATAAGCTTCCAAATCAGATAAGTCTGACTTCAGTTTACCCAGCATACGTTGCTTATTAACTTCTGCCTTCACGATGTCGTAGACTCCGGATTCTACTTGTGAATTTATAACTAATAAGACGTCAGGGTTTTCAGAAATCATCCTTTTACTTGTTGGGTCAAACTCCGTAGTGATGATCTTAACAGTTCGGTCATATGATGGTTTGCCTTTCAGTTCGGCAGTTACCTCATTAAACCGCATTTCAGTATCAGTTACACTGTAGTTACCCTCTACATAATCACCGGCCTGCTCTACATCAATATCCAGTGGATTGATCTTAGCATCTGCCACTAACTTTGCGATTGCATTTTTATCATGTTTTGATAAGTCAATCAAGTGCGCTAATTTAGTTTCGTCCAATAATCCATGATTTTCAAGCATACGCAACATTTTTAAATGAGGCTTTATACTTACCATTTTTGCATTATAGTTTGCACCTTTCTGCATTAAGGTAATAGCGTCATCAATATTGTCTACTTTAAGCTCTGAACCATTAGCTTTAAATGGTGCAGTTAACTTTTCATATGCTGCTTTATAATCGATCTCAGTAGTAGACTTATCTTCTGTAGTTTTAGTTTCAACAGCTTTTGTAGTTTTATTTGTTTTATCTGCTGACTTATCTTCTTCTACTTCAGTTGTTTCCTCATCTTGATCAATTTCTTCTTCTTGTTCTTCTTCTTCGGAATCAGCATCGGTTTCTTCCTCTGTTTCTTCAGACTCAATACTTGTATCGTCTTCCTGATCTTCTTCTTCAGTAGACTCTTCAGTTTCTACTTCTTCCTCTTCTTCTTCCTGTTCAATAACATCATTTTCAAAATCATCAGAACTTAATTTTAAAAAGTCATCATCTGACATTGATAAAGGATTTTTATTACTCATTTTATTTCTCCGAATAAAAAGCAGGCATTAAGCCTGCTTCTTTTTAAACCTATTGATTATTGACCTTGTTCTTGCATTTCTTGTTCAATAGCAACTTGTGCTTCATTCAATGAACTAATTGAACGCAATGCTTCATGATAACCTTGGTTTACTGTTTGTAAGAAACCTTGGAACAGACCAATAGCTGTTAAGTCATTATGAATACGTTCACATGCTTTAGGATCATGCTGTAAACGACCTAACATCACAACACAGCGTGCAGGTTCTTCTTTAAAGTATTGTTCCAGTACAATATTTTTAAAGTCTTCATTTTGGTATAAACGGTGTAAAGCTTCACCGATTTTAACCATCTTTTCTGCATCTTTTAAATCTACTGCAATTTGTTCTAAATCTTGTTGAGACATTTTAACTTACCTTTTGTGTGTCCTGCTTACGCAGATTGTTTATCTTTTGGTGGATTTAATAAAGCTTTTACAGCTTCTAACTCAATATTACCTTCAGCTTGTGCTTTAGTCTGTTCAAGTGCTCTGGCATGATTAGTACCAGTTTCTTCTTGAATAAAGTCCAAATCAGCTTTATCTGCTTCACTATTAGTCTTACGTGCTTTAGCGTTGTCCAGTTGAGCACCAGTAACGTTTTTATCTACACCACTTAACCAATGTTGAGCTTTAGCTTCAGATTCTTGAATTTGTGCCTGTAACAACTGTACTTTCAATTGTTGCTCTTGAACAGCTAATGGATCAGGCTCAGGGGTATATTCTTCGATACGTTTAGCCAGTGATGGCATTTTACGTAATTTGGCAATATCAGCCAGTAGCATTTTACTGATATTGAAATCTACAGAATTACCTAGAGTCTGAAGCATAAAAGCCAGTTCCTCGGCTTTTTGATTATCAGCCTCAGCAGTACTAATAGTCAACCTTAAATCGAAATTTCCTAACAAATCATCACGACGAATAGGCACAAATGATTTATTAGTGATCCGAATGACTTCTACTTCATCCAAAAACACAGCATTCATGCTGATCATCTTCCGGCCAATATCTTCAACACCTTTAGCAAGACGCCTCAGAATGTCCATATCACGTTTGGCCGTAGCATCCATAGCAGAGCGTACACCAATCGCAGTGCTTCCCAGTGACGCTCCTGTCATCCCTGTATTGAATGATTTCACACCAGTCATAGATTCCACTTCTTGATTCTGCATACCCAATAAAGTTAATGCTGAATTAGGAATCTCTGGGAACTTGTGCATGTGAAATGCTTGTTCTGGGTTAACGTTAGGATTAAATTCATAATCTTCACCATTAACCAACTTACGTCTATTTAAATAATCTAAAGCATCTTTACGATAACCAATTTGTCCATTTGCTGATCTCGCAAGCAAATCAATAGCACCACGAGTAACAGCACCAATAATACGTTGGTTCTCTTCCATTAATGTTGCATCAGCTTCACCATATACACCGCCTACTACTGGTAAATACTGAACCAATATAAAAGGAAGCTTTTGATCTGGGTATGGGTTCTTTTCTAACCGTACCATCACTGAACCAACAAAAGTAGCTACGATAGGCACCAAAACACCATCACCTTCTACATCGTAGTAACCCCAGTACTCATGTGCGCGTAATTTCTTACGTGTCTTATCAGAAAACTGGAATGTGGTATTACGAGTGTTTTCAAAGTCACTTGAACCAACAGATTCAGATGCACTCACGTCAATAAGATCTAAATTGTGATAAATACCTGCTTTCTTTAATTCACCCATTGATGTATCAAATACGTGGATAACAAAGTTAGCTTTATCGACATCACCTTTGCATGTTGGATCAACAATAACCTCTTCATACCCTAATACCTCAACCCAAGGATGATTACGTTTACTAACCATCTGTTTAGCTTTTTTAGTACCATCTTCAATAGGAGCATGTACAGTGCCGGTAGCCATACTTAATTTTACAGCTTCAATCCATTCAGGTGACGTATTAGCATTAAATACTTCACTATCCATCTTATATTCATTAATAAGTGATTGGATAATCTGTGCTGTGCTTTCAGACTCATCCATCTGCACAACATAGTTAGGTACATCAATTTCTATTTCTTGTTCTTCATAAACCCAAGATACTTTACAAACAACAGTACCTTCGTTTACAGCTGTACGAATATAATCACCAATGAACTTAGTTTTGTTCATTCTTGTGTTAATTTGATTGTTTAATAATAATTGATTCTGTTCTGCTGCTTTCGTGTCATCATGAGCAACAGGATCAATATTAAATAAATCATCTGTACTTAAGAATGGTTCTACTAATGAAGCGTAACGCCATTCAGCCTGTCTACGAATAATTTTAGGTTGTACACTACTATGTGTTTTACTTTTAGCTGGTTGGTGTTTACCACGAATAAATAAAGCATCCAGCCAATTAGTTACATCAGCTACATGGTTTTTATGTTCTACTGCTGAATCAGTAATATCACGCCGTAAGTCTTCAACACTAGGTTCTTTTTTCCAGTCAGTAAATTTATGTGACTTAGGTTTATCTTCAGGTACACCTAATTTCTCAAACTCATCGTCTTTAATTGCTAATACATTATCTGTCATTTTATTTTATTCCAGTTTATTTTCAAAAGTTTTAACTGAACAGTTTTTAATTAAGTAAACCATACCACTGATACTACCATTAATAGGAGCAAATGTAACTTGATATTGCGCCGTATGTATACCTACACCTTGGCCTGTTCTTATACCAGTAAGAGGATAAGACAAAAACCAGTTTGTTCTATTTAAATCTATGTTATATATTCCTCTTACTTGTACAGTATTACTGGCAATTACATTACCATCACTATACAGAGTACAAGTAGCTTCTATTATAATTGCACTTAAATCGCCTGTACCCGGCCCTGATTGAATACGTGCGTTACCATTGCCCGTAAGTTCCATTGTTTTACCAGCAGAACTATGATTATAAATAGTTGCTAGAGCAGCCTCATTTGCAGTACTGCTATATGTAGCATACTTAGTTTCTATAATTTCACCTTGGAAAAACTCACCACTGATAAAACCAGTTTGATTTCTTTTAATCCAGAAAATAGCATTTGCGTCTGTTTTAGCACCACTACCGATCCAAATTAAATAAGTACCATCATCTACAATTTCTGTACGAATACCAGTACCACTATCTGTTACTAATTTACCTTGTATAGATGCATTATACATAGTGGCGTTTTGCATCACTACGTTACCGCTTTTATCAGTATAAAACAAACCATTACTGCTATTTTTAGTACCTTGACCATACCAAATAGGAAAGTTAGATGTACCATCCATTTCTACTCGATAACCACTAGTAGCTGTTTTAAATGATGCTGCTACAAGACTACCTGCAAAATTCCATTGTGCTTGTGCGGTATCATAATAAAGTTGTTGTACTCCACTAGTATTAACTAACTCAAATATATCACCTTGAAAACTTAATGAGTAATTAATTGAATTAACTGTTAAACCAGCAACAACAGCCTTACCGCCTGCGGTAGCACTAACACCAATAAAAGCTCTTGATTCAAGAGTACCTAATTGATTTGTGTGCGTCTGTAACTGCACAGAAGCCGTATTAGTTTTCCAACCATCTAAAGATGTAACAGTAGAACTTAATGTACTAGTTGCAAGTATGTTTCCTTCTAAATCATCTTGTATTTCTAAAATTAAAGAATTGCCTGCAATATATCCACTTACTGTATTCTCTAAATTATTACTTAAATCAGTTACTAACGTAACAGCGTTATTAGCTGTACCTTGTGCATTATCCGCTGCTGTTTTAGCGTTATCTGCTAAAACTTTAGCTGCTGCTGCAATAGCATCTAACAAAATTTGTCTTGTTGAATACACATCAGAAAATCTTTGTCTGAACGTTGCAGCAACTATGGGTGTATTTTGTGTAGTATCACTATACGAAGGAGACAACCCATTAAGATACGTATTAAGTGTATTAATAGCATTAGTGTAATTAGTACGTTGAGTCGATATACCATATCGTACACCTTCTGCTGTAATACCTGCTTGTTCATTTAATATGTTAGTTAAATTTAAAATAACAGCTGGTTTTTCACCTTTACTTAATACAGCATCAGAAGCTATAGCCAATAATTCCGCATTAGCATTATTAGCTGCTGTCTGTGCATTACCTGCATTAGTAAATGCCGTATCTGCTCTACTTTGTGCATTAGCAGCATTAGTTAACGCATTTCCTGCCTTTGAATCAATAGATTGAATAAATGTATTATTTGCTGTCCATGCTGCATTTGGAGCAGTAATTTCATTACGTAAACTATTAATTGCAGTAGCTGTATTAGTACTAGCATTAATTTCTACCTGTTGTACAAATGCATATGTTGCAGCTAAACCAGTAGTAGGATTATTTACTTTACCTTCTATAACAGACAAACTACCTGCTGTATTATCAGCAAGTGTATATGCTTGATTAGCTCTATTAAATGATGCTACTAACCCTGTTGTTGGGTTATTTACCATACCACTTAAACTAGATATAGCTGAAGTATTACCACTAATGTCAATCCTAACTTCATTAACTTCTGTAAGTACTGCTTCCAATCCAGATGTAAAATCTACCCGTAATGTTTCTATTTGAGAAGCTCTTGCATTAGTTTCTGTACTTATTGCTGTATTAATAACAATTAATTCAGCATCAAATCTGTTATTGAATGAAGTAGACAAATTTACAAACCGTGTAGCTGTAGCTTGTTCATTTGTTACTATTGTCTCTTGTACAGTACCTATTTCAGCAGTGATTCTATTATTTAGTGTACTGCTTAAGTTACTGATAGCCGCAGCTCGTGCTTGACCTTCAGTTACAATAGCAATCTCAACATTATCTATTCTTGATTCAGATAAACCAAGATCAGCTGTTAATGTGTTTATAGCTTGTGTGTACGCAAGATTGTTAGTAGCTAATACATCAATTAAAGATGTGTAACTTGCTTGCACATCTGTATTTATCTTGGCTTCTAGGTTTTGATAATCGATTGCTCTAGCTAAATCCCTTTGAGCCAAAACTTCAGACAAATGAATATTACTTGCGTATGTATCACCAACTTCTGTTTTTAAAGCAAGTAATGCAGCTGCATAAGCAACTTGTTCATTTGCAATCGTTGTTACAACAAACTCTACTGAAGCTTTGCTATCAAGTAGTTCTGTCATCCACTCTAATTCAGTACCACTATAACCATTGGCTACAGCATACTTATATAACGATCCACCTTCTGTTAAAACTAAAAGAACAGCAGATTCTTCTGAAACAACCTTAACATCTACAGTTGAATCTAAATGAATTGCTTCACTTGTAATAGACTCAGTTATACTGACTAATGGTTGATCAACTGCTTGAACTTCCAGTTCAACGGTATTTTCTGTAATAATCTGCTGTTCCATTGTTACACCTTAGCTGAAATAGTAATTTCACCCTCAAGTAAAGGATCAATATCCACTTCTGTTGTACCATCAAGTTTATACAAATATAAATCGTATACAGCGGTATCTTTAATACTAGAATTAGGATTTACAATTTGTAGGCCATTAAACATTGTTTCTGGAATAACAATTTCCATTTTACTATTTGGTGCATCTAAAAATGTAATAGGCGCTTCACCAATAATAGTTAAATCGGAATGTCGTTTTTTAATCTTGATTTTACCAAGATAATTGACAAGTGATTTTGGATTACCAAAACCATCTTTTTTATCTAATTGAAAGGTATGCTTAGCACCTTGCTTTACACAGAAGTCATAGCGAACTGCTGCCATATTATTTACCTGTAATTGTTCTTGCAATTCGAGATAATTGACAAATATCTTTCATGATACCTGTTTCTTCAATTAACTGTCTTGCATTAATAGGTTTCTTAAGAAATGCTGTAGCACCTACAGTAAATGCCAATAAACCAGTATCTTTATCA